AATAGCGAAACTCCCATCTGTCCACGATTATCTGAATGACATCTCTCTTGACTTGATCTGGATTCTGTAAATACAGATCAGGTACAGGAATGGATTTATTGAGCGATTTGAAGAAATCCACCAGTTCACCTTCCGTAGCATCATACCGAATATTGAGTAATACGTAGGTAATTTCACCAGTAATATAATCTATAGGTACCATCTTTAGCGCAGTGTAGCGATGGATTCCATCCAGGATTTCATAGGTTTCTTTGTCTTTTTGTGACGCCAGATAGAATACAGTTTCAATCGGTTTTGACTGAAGATGCACAGCGATCTCTCTGCATCGTGCCTTGTCTGGCGTACGATTGTAGCGCCAATTCTTGACAGGCATTGCGAGGAAATCGGCAACGGTTGTTTTGAAGAGTTTATGGGTGGGGGAGTATTCGTGTAAGAGTTGCATTGCGTGCATTGCTGGTTATCTGATTGGATGCTTTATATGAAGTATTATGGATCAATTTTATTCTATAAAAAATTGATATGGTTATTTTAAATAAGCTATATCAACAAGCAAAGCAAATGCCAACCATCTCTGAACTAAAAGCACTCTGCAAAGAACGAGGTATTAAAAGCTCTGGGAAATCCAAAGGAGAATTGATGGCTCTCTTAGAGGCGCCCAGAGAAGAAAAGGAAGAAGAAGCAAAGGAAAAACCCGCAAAAGAATCCGCCGCGCAGCGGCTTATCCACGACCAAATCCACACCGCTGACACCCTTGAAGTACTACCTTTTCTGCCCCCAGACTCCGCCCAAATCATCCTCGTAGATCCCCCATACAATATCGGTAAAGACTTCGGCAACAACAGTGACAAACAGACACTCCCTGATTATCTCTCATGGTGTGACAAATGGATTGCCGAATGTTTGCGGATTCTGAAACCTAACGGAACCATATTTATTTACGGATTCAGTGAAGTTCTGGCGTTGATTCTGGCGAGAATCCCCATGGAGGTTCATCGCCGTTGGATTATCTGGCATTATACCAATAAAGCGGTTCCATCGCTGAATTTCTGGCAGCGGTCCCATGAAAGTATCTTAGTTCTGTGGAAAAGTGATAAAGTATTCCATCGTGACGATGTAAGAGAACCCTATACAGATGGATTCTTAAATGGCGCTGCGGGGAAGAAACGGAAAGCTACGAAAGGCCGCTTCTCCAAAGGCGATGTGGTCACAGAATACAAGGCGCATGAAGGTGGAGCATTGCCACGAGATGTCATAAAAATTCCTGCATTAGCGGGTGGAGCGGGGATGAAAGAGAGGGTGGATCACCCCACTCAGAAACCTTTAGCATTATGTGAAAAATTGTTGCGGTCTTGTATGCAACAAGAAGGATACGTCCTGATCCCCTTCGCTGGATCTGGAAGTGAATGTGTGGCAGCAAAAAAGCTGGGGTTGCCTTTTGTAGCCATTGAGATCAATCCTGATTATGTGGAGTTGATTATGAAACGGTTAAGCGAAGCGGTAAGTGAAACGGTAAGCGCAGTAGATAAAGAAGAGAACGAAGTTTAGAGATCCCGTTCAAACAACTGGATATAATTATATTTGCGCGGCACAGACGAGGCCGAACCCATTTTGTATTCTTCCAAATCCACCATACTATCTACATGAACCCAGAGTTGCGATGACATACTGAACGTGATCGTCATATATGAACCCTGTAGAGAATTTGTTTCCCATCCAATCACTTTATCTTTATTTTTTCCTGCTTTTCCCATCATTGGTAGCCACTGGTACGAGGCAGGATCCAGGGACGGATGATCCGCTGGGATTAAGTACCAGTCGTAGTTGATTTCTTTTTCTTCTTTGCGAATAATCATGGAATAGTAGTGGAAATTCTTCCGTTTCTGGATTTCTGCAATAATCTCTTCAGCTGTGCCATGAGATCCTGCTGAAGTAACCGATGTCAGGCGATACGAACTCATATCAAACCCGTTATTATATTTCATGGATTTGTTAGACAGAGATCCGAAGGAACACGTCAGATCTGCTCCTGATACGTGGGAGCCGTTTTGAGATACGACGGGGAAGCCAGATGCTTCTAAGATTGTGGCATTGACGTCTTCCCATCGCGCTTCTTTGATAGGTGTATCGTTGAGCAGATGGTATCCTTTGACGGCTTTGGTGAAGTTTTCACGGAATTTCTTTTTGATGTCTGGAGCGAACATCTGCTGAAGGTGGAGATTGGACATGGCGGTTACAAGTTCTTCTTCAGAGAGTTGAGTTAGGGTATCAACCGATGTCTGGAGAGATGGGATGTAAGGCAACATCTCTTGAAGAGTTTGGATGGATCGGCGGAGCATTTTGGATTTATTCAGAAGTGGTTTGGGATTTCAATTTTTTATCTAATCTTCTTCATCTTCATCTTCATCTTCTTCATCAGACTTAATTCCAAAATAAGTCAATAATGTATAATCTAATTTATTATCCATTATCATTTTTACATCCCCTTTCTCAATCATATCACATAGCATGCTTCGTTTTTTCTTACCAGCATCTGCTATCTTATCAAAGATACTTCTCCAAACTCGTTCCATATATGGAGATATAATATTTGTTTCAGAACATTTACATAATGCAATACAATTTTCAATAATCTGTATTGCTGTTTTATCTTTTTCTGTATCTAGTTTATTTTTTAATGCCTGTGCATAACCATCATGGTATTTACTATAATGCATTTTCATAATCCTATACACCATATCAATAAAAAATGAGCTCTGTGATTTAATAATCTCTGTAATGTTAATTTCATAAATCTCGTCATTTTCTAATGTAATAACACAGCATACAATCTGTTTATTATTAGATATAACTTTTTCTGTTAGACTTGAATTCATAATAAGAAGAGTATCAATAATGGAACGGATAATAAATGTTCCATAATTAATTGTACTAAGAGATGGTTGAAGGGTCATATTATATACATGTGTATCATTGTAACCAATCATCTGTTTGCGACGCTCCAATAATTGAAAATCTGTATTTTTACCATCGTATTTAATGCATTTATTATATAACCAGTTTACATTAGGATGTAATTCATTGAATACATTAAGTTTTTGAGTCATATACTGTAATCTTTCATAATGATCATATTTATTGATATTTTCACTCATTGGTATAGGTGAAACTGAAAAGAGTTGATTACATGCACATTTAGTATGGCACTCTGTAGTTACTACAAATACAGCAGAATATACATGTACAATGTTATATAATTCTCTAATAGTAATCATATGATATTTGCCATTTTCAATACAATCAATCATATAGAATGCAATTACAGATTCAAATGGACATAAATAGTCTATATACTCTTTGTATACTTTAGTAAATTTTGCAAGTACATTTATCATAGTTGTATAAATAATAGTATAATATCGTTCATAATCTCTATCAGATTTATTATGAGTATATTCTAAAATAGGGATAAAAAATACAAGTGATTTTTTATTAAGTTTATCTTTATTTTTCTTCGTATTATTTTCTAAATAGTGATAATACTCCTTTACAGAACATACAGGTCTAATCATATTTGATTGTGGTTTACGTAATATTTGACTTCCTTGTTTTTTTACAGTAGAATCTGTTCTACATTCAAAATTATGTTGATGAATCATAATATTAATAGCCATTGCTGCATATCGAATATGATGATCTGCAGTATCTGTTATTAATTTTTTATTATCTAATGTTGAGAGTACTAATGGAGGCAGTGAAGATTCTTCACATATTTTTTGATATAACTCTTCATATAGAGTAGGGTTAGAATCAATTGCTTGAAATAAGTTATCCATGCTAAAATGCGATGAATGAAATTTTAGAGTAGTACCTCTGTGTTTCTCCGAAACATGCGATTGCATTTTGCAATAGATATCATCATAATTTTCTTCTAGACGGATGTATAATTTCTGTTTCTGACGTGTAAGTGCTACATGTGTTAATGAATCATAAATAAGATTACCCTGTTCGCGACTAAATGTCTGAAGAGCAGATTGATTTAATCCAACTACAAATACCACATTTCGTCCATCACCTTTTGAAGAATGAATAGATACAATACGCGTAGCATAAGTAGATTCATTCAAATTAATACTCGTTCCATCTTGTGAACGATGGAATACTGCATATATATTAAAGGCATTTGTATTGATGTCTTTCCAATATGGATGGCAATTTTTAACATTTTCAATATACTCTTGATTATTTTCCATAATATCTTTCCAAAAAAGATTCAATTGAATACAAATGGCATCTACAAGTGGATTTTTAGCAGTAAATGGAGTAATAATCATGAACTCTTCAGGTGTACGATTATATTGTAGCACTTCTTTTGAATAAAAAGACATAAAATGAACTACTTCTTCTATTAAAGCATTATCATCCATTTGAGAGGTTGCATAAATAATATGCTTTGCAGGATATACTACTAGTGCATCTGATTCATCTTTGCACTCCTCGTGTGCAGTCATACTAGGCAATCCATATTTTTCAAAAGGAATAATTTCATTTACAAATGAAATTAGTCGCGGATGAGAGAAACGGCGAACTGTGTTATTAAATGTAGTTTTAATTAGATGCACATGTGCCCTGCTAATTGTACTTAAATAGACTAGAGCATTTTTTTCATATGATAAACTTTGAAGCAGATCGCCAACCACACAGAGATTTGGAAAATTAGATGTTACTAATTTAAGAAATGCTTCACCATATGTTTCAAATAAATCCTGTGTTTCATCAATTGCTACAAGTGTTTCTTTGTTTAGAAGTGGTTGCCGTCCAGCAAACTTAATAGACCCATTGCGTCCCAATTTTAGAGTACCTTCTTTAATTGAATCTACAATCCCACGAAATTTATCATATGCATTTTGAGGCGCTTCACCTAGAGCATATGTAAAACTATCAACTGTAGCAAATATAGCAGTACATGTAATATTTGTTACTTTATTTTTGAATATTACAATATACTTCTTTGCATTATCAGGTTCTTCTATAATTTCAAGATTATTTAAATCACCATTTTTATATTGATTCATAAATTCAGTATACATCACGTTAACTGCTGCATGTTGTTTTGTAATAAAAATAATATTTTTAAAACAAGTAATTTCAGAATCACTATTAAGTGATTGCATTAATCCATATGTTTTACCACTTCCTGCGCCTTGTTGATGAATAATAATTTTACTTTGTGGCGGTTCAGGAATAATCTCCCATAGATCTGTATTCGTTTTTAATGCATTAATATATGCGTATTTAAATTGTGGTTCTGCAACATCCACTTGATAGGAACGAATAAGAGATGGTTGTACTTTATAAATAAGTCCATTAATATCATAATATACATATTCGCATCCTAAAAATGATTCAAATAACCACATATTTGCCTTAAATTCTAAGATACGGCGATTACCAATGCATTTTACTTCAATGCATTGTTGCGCATTGATAATCCAGAGTACATTAAAACCATGTAGCGCATAATCTTGGTTACGTTCTCGTACTTCACCACTTGCAATTTTACTGTGCTGTATTTCAATAATACGACGATATTCTGATAATACAATATCTGCACGACGCTCTTTCATTTGACCTGCTTTATTTTTAAAAGGTTGTTCTGTAATTGGAAAATTAGACTGCCATTCAATATGCCACTCTGTCATTGGAAACCCAGTTGTATCAGATGTATGTTTATGACGAAAATGAGAGCGACGATGAACAGAATGTACTGCGACTAGCTCATGATCATGAGGATAACATCGTGGAGATCCAGATTCTTTTGTATAATTATCTATACAAACTTCTTTTCCATTTACTCGTGCATATTGAGTTTGAAAGCGTATATTGCATTTATTCATGTTAATGAAAGATGAATAGATGCAGTCTATAATAGATAGTTGTTAATTCTTTAGGCTCTTTATAGTTATAATGGTATTTTATTCATTTTTTATTACATATCAGACATTCTTTAGGGCATTCTTTAGGACATTCTTTAGGACATTCTTTAGGACATTCTTCTGTAGCAAACAAACAATCATTACAGATCATGTGCTTGCATTTTAATAGTATCATACTCTTCTCTGAACAGACACAGCATTCGCCGTCTTGATCTGTGTATATATGCTGTCTCATCCTAGCAGAACAATCCACACACATATTATTGTTACGATCAGCTACCCATTTAGGTAAATGTTTTCTACAATGACTAAAATTTCTACATTCAACTGGAGTACAGCACATGGAAGGACAATAACCATTATGCAGTTTGTGACCACATTGAATTAAACATTCTCCGTTTCCACTACATGCCATAGATAGTAGTTAGATTTTTTCCTTAGATGTTTTATTACAGAATGATATTTGGTAATAAAATTCTTATATTGTTAAGAACTTGTAAGAACTTGTTAAGAACTTGTAAGAACTTGTAAGAACTTGTAAGAACTTGTTAAGAACTTATTAACAAGCCTTTCACATTTTGAGATACCCCATCGTCACCCGATCAATCTCAGCCAGCTTCAATTCCAGTTCTGACTGTTTATCCTTATCTTTTTTCTTTGCTACTTTCAATCCTGATACCTTGGATGGAAGTGGCTTCTGCAGTTGAGGAAAGCGAAGAAGCTCCTCAAAGAAATGTCCTGAAGTCTGTAGAACCCGTTGGAGCCCCGCAGAATCTTGAACAAGACTCGGTGCAGCTGGTACTTTCCACTTTGGAACTTCTGTCAATAATTGAATCATAATGGCGATAATATCTCCTTTATGTTTCTGTGATGTATCCTGATCTCTGTATAAATTGAGTAACGCTTGAAATTCTTCATTCATTCTAATCATACCTTTTGCATAGTATTCCTTATAGAGTTCAGCAAGTACTGCGATCAGATAGTATCCTGAATGTGCCCGTTGTTTGGAAGTAACTGGACCTCGGTCTTGAGTAGATAAATGAGAACCGTATTGCTTTTTCATGATTTGATCCTCTTCTTGTGCCCACTTGGCCCAGTACAATGCTCTTTCAGGAGCTCCTTCTGTTATTGCAAAAATCATTTCATTTCCTGCATGCAATAGTTGTTCTTGATCAGTAGCACTGTTCCAGACTTTCCTCACAGAGGCTTTATCTGTTGTCCGTAGAACAGAACGGAGCCAGTTCTCATTGTTATGTGTTTCCACAGGAACAGATGGATATTTTACTTTGCCCTTCTTCGGACACATCTGCAAGATCAATGCACACTCCATGACTTGTTGCTGAACATCAGGATCGCGACAGAACTTATCCAGAGACACTTTGGATGACTTTTGATCCAGTTCCTTGAAATTCTTGTTCAAATAGTAAAAGATTCTGGGAGATGCCACACCGATATGATCGTATGCATAATCCCAACAGAGTTTTTGCCAGAGTTCTAGGCCACCTGATGCTATAAAATCTGAGGAAAAGTGCATAAGTTTTCCTGTTGCAACAGCGCCAGATTCACTTAATGCTTGTAAGAAATTGCGCGACAGATCCTTGAGTAAATATCCTTTGCGTGTGAGGGTATCTGGGTTTTCCTGATAGTCCATTCTGCTTTATTGGTATGGTGGGTTTTATGATAGGTAAAAACCACAATACAAAGAATAATGTAACAGATTATACAGGAACAACAGGCCATATTACTCTGAATGGATTTTCCTGTTTTGTAATATCTCGTAGTGCTTGACGATATGCGACCCATTCATTCTTGTTTGCCATATTGTAATCTGTAATAGAAACAATCCAATCACAGTTACTAAGAAGAGTATTACGATATTCACGAATATTTTTCCATTGCAAATCAATAGAAGATTGATCCACAGTAAATATATATTCATTGTCGGAAGCGACGACACTTATAATAGCTTCACCAATCATATTGGATGGAAGATCAAGAAGGAGTTGACCAGGCCCTGCAACAGGTTCTGTAAAAAGTGGATTTGTTGTATCTGAATACCGTGCAATAATTACACCTGCTTCAAATAAGCCTTTCATTTCTATATTTACATAAAGATTAGAATTTATTAAAATAAGGAGATAAACACATTTCACGTGGTGCTGTCAATCCTGTGCTAACGATGCCAATGGTTGTTGCATTAGTTGGAACAAAAACAACACGACCGTCTGGAAGAAGTACACCGCCTGAATATGCACCGTTACCAGGAGTTGTTCCTGTTGTAGAAAAGGTATTGGTTGTTGGATTATAGATGCCAATAGAGGTTGCATAAGAAGGAATAAATAGAACATTGCCATTCGGTAAAAAAACTCCACCAACATATGCATTGCTGCTAGGAGTTATTCCTGTTGTAGAAAAGGTATTGGTTGTTGGATTATAGATACCAATAGAGGCTGCACTATAAGGAACAAGTAGGACATTACCATTGGACATAAGAACTCCACCAACATATGCAGCGCTACCAGGAGTTGTTCCTGTTGTAGAAAAGGTATTGGTTGTTGGATTATAAATACCAATAGAGGTCGGACTAAGAGGAACAAATAATACATTGCCGTTTGGCATAAGAACTCCACCAATATATGCAGCGCTACCAGGAGTTGTTCCTGTTGTAGAAAAAACATTGGTTGTTGGATTATAGATGCCAATAGATGTTGCACCAAAAGGAACAAATAGCACATTTCCATTGGGTAGAAGAACTCCGCCATAGTATGCACCATTACCAGGAGTTGTTCCTGTTGTAGAAAAGGTATTGGTTGTTGGATTATAGATACCAATAGAGGTTGCGTCAAAAGGGACAAATACAATACGACCATCTGGAAGAAGTACACCGCCCTGATATGCAGCGCTACCAGGAGTTGTTCCTGTTGTAGAAAAGGTATTGGTTGTTGGATTATAGATACCAATAGAGGTTGCATTAAGAGGAACAAGTAGGACATTGCCGTTTGGCATAAGAACTCCACCAACATATGCACCACTACCAGGAGTCGTTCCTGTCGTTCCATATACATAACTATTCATCCAAAACGGTGGTGTACCCGCCGTCGGCGTGATTGTATTCACCACTTTCTGAATATATTGCAAAATAGTTGCTGAATTTGCTGGGCTCGGTGTTAAATAAATTCCTTGTGCGATTAAATCTGTTGCCGCCGCAATAGAAGATGTTGTAATGGTACCTGTTACTTGCATTAGAGTTTGTGTACTTGTTTGAGAACTAATTATGATTCCTGATTGTACAATCTGATTATCTGTTCCATATGCTAACAATCCAAATGTTGCAGAAGGCGATGTAGTATACTGCGCGATCGGTGTTACATAGAAACCTTGTCCACATGAAGTCAGAGCCGATCCAGTTGCGTTCAGAATAATACTATTTGCTGATTGATTGATTTGACCTGCAAAATTACCAATCGCGATCGCATTCTGGCCCTGATTCTGTTGTCCAGCTTTATTTCCCAATGCGAGGGAGAATCCATTTGAATTATTGTTGAGTTGATAGACCGTGGTCCCGTTGGAAACGGTAATATAGGAGCCGTCGGCTGAGATGGCACAGGTGGTCATAGCGGTTGATCCGACGGTGAGACCAGTGAAGTTTGCGCCATAGTTACTAGAATAATATACATTTGGACTAGATGTGTTAGTGGTGACTATAGCCATGTACTGACCTGTTGTGGAGACAGCTGATGCAACGATTGTTCCAGTTACTGTTCCAGTAGTTGCAGTTCCTGTTCCGAATCCTGACAGGTAGTTGTTGACAATTGTGTATTGGGATACAACTGCATTCGCTCCTATCGCATACTGACCCGATCCAGACAACGACAGTGATGGAGTAGCCAGAGCATATCCATTCTGCCAAGTGGATCCGAAGTTGGTGGAGTAGGCTTGACCACCTGCGTTAAAACGGATAAGCCATCCACCAATATTAGTATTACCATTTACATAACCCCAGTTTTGTGTAATAACGATACGAAAATAAGTATATGAATTTAATGAAGTAGCATATCCATATGTTGTAAAAGAACCTGCTGTACCACCATTTACATTCTGTGTTTGTGCGCCTGTAGAAGTGCTTATAACTAAATATGGTGAAAATTCAGTATTATTTGCAGAGTAAGGATTTGTAACACCTTGTACATTTATAATCGGATACCAGTTAATACCATCATTTGATCCTACAATATAATACGTTTTTGGTGTTTGTGGAACACCGCATGATGCAATAATATATGATGACATTTGAATAGGAACAGAAGATTGAATCTGTAACCAGTCACCACCTGTTGCACCTATACCAATAATAGTAGTTGAATATATACCAATATATCCATATGGTGCTGATGAACTATATGTAGATGCTGCACCAGCCCATGCAAGTGCATAATTACCATTAAATGCTATATAAGGCAAAGTAGAACCATTATAAGTAGAACTAGAACTTGTTGTCCATGATACATTATTTACAGTCCATGTATATGATGCTAATCCAGATAAATAGGGAGATACCACTACAGGATCCGAATACGCCAACATATACTGCCCCGTTGCTGAAATCGCCAAGGATGACCAGTTCGCCTGGAGTAATTCGGATGTAACCTGAGACCACGTGGAGCCAGAATTGGATGACATGAAGAGGCCTAATTCTGTTGCAGAAAGCATATAAGTACCATTATTAGAGACAGCTACAATATTTGATATAGAAGTTGTACTATACGTTGATGGACCCATGGGGGTAAATGGTATAGCAGTATTATATATTTTGAGATCATCTATGTAACCGTTGAAAGCATTAACTGTATTATTATCAAGTGTTCCAAGTGCAAAAAAACCAGATGATGTAAATGAAGCAGTTCCAGTATTGCTATATGTTCCAATAAGATTATTATTAACATAAAATGAACATAACCCTCCTGTTTGAAAAATGATATACACGCTATACCATGTATTAAGTGAAATAGTAAGTTCTGTTAAGACTGTACTTGCTGTTCCTACACCTGTTGGTACAGCAAGTGCTAATTTATTATTGACTCCATTAATAAATAAATTAAAAATACCATTATACATACCAAAAATATTTTGATAACTATAAAACGACGACACATTTATCCAAAGACTTATTGTGCAACTTGGCATTAGTGAAATAGTTCCACGAATATACTGTGTTGGTGTTCCACCCGCTGTATTTGCTAAATTAACTGCTTTTGATCCAACAATCCCAGTAACCAATGCAGGCGATCCTATTACGGTAAGAGTTGTATTTATAATTGCTCCAGATACAGGAGCAGTTTCAAATGGCATATAAATATAAGGTATATATGGATTTGCATTAGTAAAAGATGCACCATAATTATTGGATACATATGAATGTCCACCACTAGTTCCTAGGATCTGGTACTGCCCCGTCCCAGACACCGCTCCAGCACTATAATTCGTCTGCGTAGCAGTCGGTAAACCTGAGGCACCAGATAGAACTGCCCAACTTTGACCTAACGTACTGGTATAGTATAACGACGAAATCGTTGACACCTGGGATACAGCCAGTTGCGTCTGGGCATTCCCTGACATGCTCACAAACTTGATCGTAGAAGCTGTATTGAGCGTGGAAACCCAAGAAGAAGCCGTTGAGAAGTTCCCTTGTGCCAAGTTAATGTACGACTGATTCGTAGAGGAACCGAGCGAAATCATAGTAGAATTGATTGCAACAGTACCTCCTGTTACCACATTTGATACGATGGACGACCCCACCAACGTAGAATAATTCACCTGACGCGTCGTGATAGTATTAGAAGCAGTGCCTTGCAATGTACTATAATTAATACTAATGGCACTGAATGTACTCAGATTAGAGTTACGACTCGCCAGCATGGTTGCCATCCTATAGGCTTTTTAGGAAAAAGCCTGGCAAAAATCACACTAGGCTTTTTAGGAAAAAGCCTGCCAAAAATCACACTAGGCTTTTTTAACAAGTTCTAACAAGTTCTAAAAAAGCCTGGCAAAAATCACACTAGGTTTTTTAACAAGTTTTAACAAGTTCTAACAAGTTTTAACAAGTTCTAACAAGTTTTAACAAGTTTTAACAAGTTTTAACAAGTTCTAAAAAAGTCTGCCAAAAATTTGTTTGGAATTTTTAACAAGTTCTAAAAAAGCTTACCAGAAACTTCATTCACTTTGTTGGAAGTTTGTTAGAAGTTTGTTAGAACTTTGTTGGAACTTGTTTAGGACCGGATAAATTAAAAGTGTTGTGAGAATCCTTGGGATTTGGCCCAGGCGAGAAGTTGATTAAGAAATGTACAATGAAATCCATTCATATATGAAGTGGGGGTGAAACAGGATTTATTTCATATATTGTGTATTAAGATATCCATTTGAATCAGTACGATCCCAATTTTTAACAAAAGGATCTTTACGTTCAGCCACAACCATCCAACTAATCATATCAGTTGCTGTATTGTTTTCACAAGTAATAGTCAATATACCTCTATAAATTGAACCAATTACACGGTTAAACCCAGACATATTTTGTAGAAAATATTGTGGATTCGCACATAATGCTTCAAATGTGCCATCATCCATTGCATTTTCTGGAGCATATGTACATTGTTTATCAATATATACTGATGCAGAACCATTTATTAATACAATAATACCACGATAAATTAAATCACATCGTGGTCCTTCAATAAAACTGTGAACAAGACGTCTGTTTGTATTAGGATAAAGAGGATGTGCAATATCAAATGTACCACTACCTTTTGATAAAGCTCCTGCTATATGTAAATTTCCAGAAGTAGGTTGTATAACAAGTGCAAATCCACTATTAACTGTTATACGATTGCCATATATATATAATGCACCTTGTGTTTCAGGTCCATTACTTCCTGCCACAGAAAATTGCCATGTAGTTGCTGTTCCTGTTGAATTAGATAGACCTAACCCAACTGTTTGATAAGTATCTGTACCTGATACGTTCACAGCTGAAGTTGCAGATATACCTCCATTTACAGTTAACTTTGATCCAGGATTATTAGTTCCAATTCCAACATTGCCACTTGTTGGCTGTAAACATAATGGTACTACTGCTGCAACACCAGAAGTATATCCTTGAATTGTTGCATAAGAATACAATCCATTATGTACCATGGAAAGACCAAATCCTTGCATACTTCCATAATTTGTATTACTTATGAATAAGCCATTTGAACTATTACCTAATCCTTGTTCAATTACTAGTTTATAATTTGGACTATCTACATTATAATTAATTCCTACATTTCCACCGATCCCTACATTACCTGTTACTAATGTATCCAAACGCTGAACTGTAATATTATTATATACAATAGTTAATCCATTTCCAGCTGTTATTCCCTGTATCCATAATTCACTATTTGTAATCACCTTAAAAGTGGATGTATATGTATTATATGATCCTGTAAGACTAATTATTACATAGTTTACACTGTTATTATCACTAATTTGAAAGTTGGTTAATGTACCATATGCTCTAATAGATACATTATAACATGCCCCAATTGTTAATCCAGATGCAATCTGAAAACCTCCATTTGAGGCTGAATTTGTTGTAAATGTATATGCGCCTCCACTAGGACCAGATATAGTACCATTATAAGTTACATTTATTGCAGATGGTGTTGCTGCTGTTACAGTAGTAGTATTTATATTTGTTGTAAGAGCATTCCCTAAATTTATAGTGGATGCAGTAGCAAGTTGTAGAGCATAAGTGGGATTTGTTATACCAATTCCTACATTGCCACTAATAATTGCATTTCCACTTGTTGTCAACGTACTAACCGTCATCGCATTCCCACCAATCACACTTCCTGTTACCACATTTGATACGATGGACGACCCTGTTAGCGTTGAATATGACACCGATTCCGTTGTTATTGTTGAATACATGCTATTCTATAAGCGTATGCTAATTTATCTAATTTATCTAAGCATACACTATACTATGGAAGCTTATACTATACTGTGGAAACATATGCTATATCGTAGATGCTTATATAAGATTATATACATTATATAAGCGTCTATATACTATAAACACTTATATAAGCCCATCCGGTTTATATAAGTGTTTATTAATTCTACTTATTAAACACTTATATAAATATTTTCTTAGTTAAGAACTTGTTAGAACTTTGTTAAAAGCCTTGCCGAGCTTTTTCCTTAACAAGTTCCAACAAAGTTCTAAAAAGCCTTGCTGAGCTTTTTCCTTAACAAAGTTCTAAAAAACCTAGTGTGATTTTTGGCAGGCTTTTTCCTAAAAAGCCTATAGATGAGCGCTTGGTTGGCAACTCGCAATTCAGTGCTGAGCACCTTCAATGCAGTCAATATCAACTATTCCACTCTATCAGGATCTACGTTAAATAGTTCTACGATCAATGCCTCCACAATCTTTGACAGTACCATCACAACCCGTCAAATGAATTTCTCAACACTTCAGGGTTCAACAATAACAACGGAATCGGTGTCATATTCAACGCTAACAGGGTCGTCCATCGTATCAAATGTGGTAACAGGAAGTGTGATTGGTGGGAATGCGATGACGGTTAGTACGTTGACTGCTAATATAATGACGACTAGTACGCTAACAACAACGGGAAATGTTGGGATTAATTATAATGTAGATAGTCCAAATTATAAACTAGTAATTGAACAAGGATTAGGTAATAGTTCAAATGGCTTATTCATAAGTAATACAAATTATGGAAGTATGCAAGGATTTGGTCTTTCCATGGTAAATAATGGATCATCAAATTTTTTTTCCTATGCATCTATTCAAGGATATACTTCTGGTGTTGCAGCAGTAGTACCATTATGTTTACAGCCAACAAGTGGAAATGTGGGGATTGGTACAAATGGTCCAAGTGCCCCACTTCATGTATATGGGGCGGGAACAGCAGCATCATATTCAAGTTATCAATTTACTATAGGAAGTAATACAAGTCCAAGAAACATTATTTTTGGAGTAAATGATACCTCAGGTTCTATTCAATCAACTGTAAATTTATTTAATACTCCTGCCGCTGCATGGTTAACTCTGAATCCTCTTGGTGGCAATGTAGGAATTGGAACTGCAAGTCCAGGATATACACTAGATATTCGTGGATCATTACAACTTACTGGTATTGGAATAGTCAATCAATACTCAGATAATATATTTTTTAATGTAACAGCAAATGATTCAACAAATGGCAATGGTGGTACAACAGTATATTCAAATTCAATTAATTTACGTGCGGGAGATTTAACATGGACTGGTAATAGAGTATATGGTGCACAAATCTATATTGGTGGTGGTTACTCTATACAGGGTGCAAATAATCCTGGAGCACTTATATTTTCTACTAATAATACTGCACGGATGACTATTTTAGGTAATGGTAATGTTGGGATTGGAACAGATAGTCCAACAGGAACATTACAACTTACATCAACATATCCACAAACTGGTATATGGCCTGGACCTACTTTAAATTTTCAATTTAATACAGGCGCTGGAGGATATTGGATGGCGGGTGCAATTGTAGGATATGTCGCTGCAAATGCAGGCGGTACAGGTAACTATCCTGGTGGATTGGCATTTCAAACAAAAAATCCTGATAATGTTATTGGGTCTGCTCCAACTACAAAGATGGTAATTGATTCAAATGGTAATGTTGGGATTGGAACAAATAATCCAATTTCACCCGCAAAATTATATGTATATTCAACTGGAAGTCCAACTGGATGGGAGGGGATGGCATATTTTGGAAATGCTACCGCTGGTTTTGTATGTGGATCATATAGTAATGGTGTATTAATTGGTGGACATCTTGCTGCTTTAAATAATTGGGCAAATATTACAATTGGTTCACCTGATACTACTACTACAATTCCTGGAGCATTATCAAAAGGCGGCGGTACATTTGACATTGCACATCCTTTGTATTCTGATCATAAAAAACGTCTTGTTCATAGTTTTATTGAAGGACCACGATGTGATCTTATTTATCGTGGAACTAAACAATTAATCAATGGTACAATTACAATTGATATTAATAAAGAATGTACTTATAATCCTAATGGCGCAATGGATGATGGCACATTTGAGGCATTATGTGCGAATGCAGAATGTTTTTTACAAAATAAGAGCAGTTTTGCACGTGTTATGGGAACAATCTCTGGATGTATTCTAACAATTACATGTGAAAATGCATCTAATGATACGATTGTATGGATGGTGATTGCTGAACGTAAAGATTCATTTATTAAAAAATGGAATCGTACAGATGATAATGGGTTTTTAATAACACAGTATACTGATGAAAATCATCTGGATATGTAATCAAAATTAGTCTGAAGTTGGTAAATTTATTTAATACCTATATTTACATAGCACCGCTATCAAAATATAGTTAATAAAAGTTCTAATAAATTTTTGGCAGGCTTTATTAACAAGTTCTTAACAAGTTCTTAACAAGTTCTTAACAAGTTCTAACAAGTTCTAACAAGTTCCTAGCCCCAACGTCCTCGCCGACGGATCCACATATCCCCTTACTTCCCCCTTCGCATCCCATTTCGGCTGCCAAAACCCAGGAATAATCTCCCGTCCAGGAAAATGAGATTCATACATACAACGATATGCATACGCCTCCTTCGTAGTCGGTGTACAATAGGGGAAATCTGTCGCTGCTCGTTTCACTGCATCATCTGAGATTTTATCCTCAAAGAAATCCTGAAGCATCTCATACCATGATTTGGTATCCGAGACACCATCTGAAAATGCCTCTTTCTTGCGCCATAGAACTCGTTCAGGAAGAAGGGACTTTGATCCATTATGATCTAAGGGGTCAAGGGGGGACGAAGTCCCTCCTTCTTCAAAAGCCTTCCTCAACCACCACTTCTCAATCCCCTTCGTCCTCGGCAATCGCATCCCCCCAGGAATCTCCCAATACGTCCTAATAAATTCAGGATCCAATAAAGGAACACGTCCTTCCAAACCCCATCGGCTAATGCACCGATCAGCCCGTTTCACATCATAGTAATGAATATTCTTCACATACTCCCTCGCTGATTCATCCAATGCCTCACCATTCGGTGCATACCAATTAAACAAATAAGATGAACAGACTTCATCTGGGCCTTCTCCCACCATCACCACTTTGCAGTCCGTGTGCTCTCTGATCCACTTGCATACCATATACTGTCCTACCGAAGCACGGACCGTTGTTGTATCCCATGATTCAATTGTTTTAATCACATCACCAATTGCATCAAATCCTTCCTGTGGCGTGAAAAAGACTTCCGTATGATCCGATCCAATATGTTCTGCTACTTCGCGGGCATAGAGCAAATCTGTTCCGAATCCTGTTGTAAATGTATCTGATCCAATCTGATATGTTCCTGGTTTGATACTGCAACAGAATGTTTTAATCTTTGCCTTAGATTGTTTAGCTCCCAACGCAGCCACCAAACTAGAATCCACACCACCAGACAGAAGATAGGCAAATGGTTTAGATCCATTCAGCCGTTTATGAACTGCATTCGTTACAGCATTCTCAATCAAACGCAAGTGAGTCTCCTCTTTCTGTGGTGAAGGTCTTACATTGTAGACTGTAGAGAAATCATATGAATCTTCTGTGCCATCATTCATGTAGTACATGATGAGTTTACCTGGAGGGAACTCTTTTACAGGCATGTCTTTTGGTGCTCCTTTGACTTCGGATGTGAAGAAGAGATCTACATTTGGACTCGTATTTGCTGAGGTATACAGTGGACGAATCCCAATCTGATCTCTTGCTGCACAAACACGTTCTAGAACATTTTGTCTAAACTCGAGCAAAGTAAAGGCAAATTCCCCGTCAAGTTCTGATACAAACTGTTCAAATGAGGTTTGGTTATGATAGCACTGCATATACATCTGGGGGATCACGAGGCAATCATTTTCGCATTGGAGGCCATATCTGTCACGGAGTTCTTTCCAGTTGTAAATTTCACCGTTACAGACACAGACAATGGTGCGCTCTTCGTCTTCTAGTACGAAGGGTTGGTTTCCATATGCGGATGAATTGATGATTGAAAGGCGACTAAAACCGACAACTGCGGTTGTATTTTCAGCGTTATACGTTTGAAATGATGAGAAGTTGGGACCACGATGCTGTAGTTCTAAAAAGGATTTATAGAGTTCTTCTAATGTATATTTGCCTTGATCGATGAGTGCCCAGATACCACACATCCTTTTATCTATAATAACTTTTAATCATTTAAGCTTTCAACGCTTTAACCGATTTGACAAATTCAGGATGTGTCTCTAACTGTTCCGCATGTGTTAAGGCCGATTCAGTCCAACATTGGTGAACAGCAAAAGATTCGCCTGTCACATATATATTCTGTTTCGGATTCATAATCTTATAGCTCTCTTCTTCTACTGAATAAATATTAGATGGTTTGGACGGCAACCAATAAGTACATCCCATTTTCCAGTAATGACACTTAAAAAAAACAGGATCAGGTATAGTCCGATCAGGAAACAATCGGCGAATCTCCTTCATCACTTCATGTTCGCGCTTATCTAGTTTCATACTCATCCAATGCGTAGCATAAGGTCCTTCTGTGTAAGAAATCATAATAGTTCTGTCATTGATAGGAATAATATACCGAATAGGACTATCCACCACAGTAGATTTCAAATCAGCAAACCAGGGTTTCCAGTTCGTAGCTGGGGTTGAATCAAAAACAGCATAGATCCGTAACAATGGTACCATTTTTAATTTAGATGTAACAGATCGTACTATAGGAATATTTAACAGTTTCACCAATGCATCTCGTTGCACTGCCAGAATACAAAGATTTGCATGTATACTCTTTCGCACATTATTTGAAGTACAATGAACATAGATCAAATGATTGACAGACTCCACCGATTCCACATGGGTATTCTCCAGAATAGTTCCACCCAGCTCTTGGAATTCCTGTTTCATTCCATCAATTATTGCAGATAATCCTTCCTTGCATACATAAAATCCATGATGTGATCCCATTTCTTTTGCAAAAGACTGTAATGCCAGGTCAGCTCTCATGACAGACATTTCTGCATAGTAAGGAAATGCTGTATAGAATTCTCTCGCATTTGGTATGACTTTATCCATGATATCATGCAATGTATGAGTGGCAAGAGTATCGGGTGGGAGTGATCGTAGAGGTTCCAGATAGGATTGGAGATCAAAAAAAGGATTTGGTTCTAATTCGGTAGATAGATAATCTATTTTATCTGGCAAAGGAATGAGAGTCAATCCGTATTTTTTGATATAGGATAAAGTATGTTTATGTTTGGAGGAGATACGTCCTGCACCGTTTTCCCATTTTAAATCACCATTACGATACGTCTGGACACGACCCCCACATGTATATTCGTCTATGATACAACAGATAATGCCTTTTTTTGCTAGTTTAATTCCAGTATGAAGCCCTGCAACGCCACCTCCAACAACGATGGCTTGCATGTTATTGTAGGGAGAGATTTAAATTTATATATCTTACTCATCCATTGCATCTACATCAGCTGCATCCGCAGCACTTACTGCACTTACTGCATCTGCTGCACTTACTGCGCTTACTGCACTTCTTTTCTTATCCTTAAAATTCTTTAATGTCAAACGATACACTATTGCATTTTTATCATGCGGGTCCTGTGAAATATCAATATATGGAACTGTGTATGAATACGATACACTGATCTCCTTAAATGCAGTATTTATAATGGTAAAGAGTTCGCTGATTTCCACCTGCAAGTCTAGTAGGATTTGTTCAGCCGCAACAGCAGGAAGATTCCGAAAAGATTCGTGAATATCGTCTCTATAATTCTGAACGGTATTGACAATATTCACTGCTACCATCAAGAATGCAGCAAATACTTCTTGGACTTCAGCATCGCGTTTCCTTTTCTTTTCATTGATAGCCAGTTTTTGTCCCCATTTCGCTTCATTGAAATCTCCCAGTAAGAACTGGATATTAATCGGATGCGTCGTGGCATTGTCCACATGTGTACGGAATTGGCGTTGAGATGCTTCCTCTACTTCCTCGCATATCCGATGAAATTCATAGAAGTAATCGGCGATAATCGGATCCACTTTGCGTGGGAAGACAACCAGTTGGTATCGTGTGGGAAAGCCACCGCATGGGACATCACCTGGATTACGTGGGAGCTGTCCCTTGCGTTTCATCATTTCGTAATAGTGTGGATTGTGGATTGCACCTGAGGTGACGATCTTTCCTGTTTGCCATGAAAAGGGCGTTTGACATGATACGCAATACATTTGGTCACAATTTTTGACGCAAGTTGTATCAGCAAGTAAGAATCTTTTGTTAGAATCTACTGACCATCCAAAATATTCTCCTTCTCCAATATTTTTTACTGAAATACTTGTACGTAACATGTCTTTATTTGGATTAGAATTAACGCATTTTTTACGTAAAATACGGGTTGGAATTTCAGAGATCTGTCCTGAAATATTAATAACAAAGTGATCATCATAATCTTTCTTTTCACCATCTTTAGAGAAGGCAATTCCTTTTTTTGATTGTCTGTTGATTGTAGTAGCATAACCAAGAGATCGTGCTAAGAAGAATATTTGTTGAGCAAATAGTTCTTTGGATGATGAAATAGTAACTCTACGTCCTTCATTCATCTTAGCTATATGTCCATCTGTGTCAATAATCCCTGCCAGGACTTGAAGACGTGTCTCACGATCATTTACAATATATTCAAGAGGGATTCGTTTAAGACTTCCAACCATTCCATATTGTTTTAAGATATCACAAAGAGGATTCTTTCGCGCCACTTCCACTTTATTTGTATATGGTACATCAGGACGATCGCAAAATCCACTAAGCTTTGTTGCACATCCTTTGCAGGTGGCAGCAGTAGCTCCATGTCCAATTGCTTTTTGTGTGTTGATCTTATTCTCTCGACGACGAAGACGATAGCGATAAATATCATCATGAACTACTTCACACTTATGTGATTCTGCCCAGCCAAGAATATATTCAAGAATTTCAGGATCTGCTTCGGCATTAATGGCAAATGACATTCCATCATTGATTCCATCTCCCAGATAGAGTCCTAGCATATAAGGATCAAGAGGTACATCCTGCTTTGGCCAATCAATTCCTTCACATTTAAACCCACATAGCTGTTTCTTAACATGTTCTGATAGCTCCATATAAGTTTCTACCAGAATTTCAATTACATCTAATGTTTTTAAGGTTGATTTGAATTCCTCCATTTGTTGTAGGACTTCATCTTTTGTTTCGTCAGTAGCGTTCATTTTTTTTGTTTTACCTGTCATTTCATCCATGTCAAACCATTTTATTTTCCATTGTTTATCACTATCAATCCAAGAAATTGTTCGGTCTCCTGAATATTTAAGTAGTAATTTATGCTTTGAATTCACCACATATGTCATTCCATTATTTTGTGTCACCTCATACATCGTGTCTTCTCCTGAGACAAGTCCCAGTACCGTCCGTTTCTTTCCATCGTCACCAATCAGCTCATCACCTGTGTTAATATCTTGGGACATTTTAATAGTACCATCCCACAAGAGAACTGGTGTATTTGGTGCAAAACAGCCGCTTGATTTATTGATGAATTCCCCACAATTAGGGCATGGTTTTGAATCCGACCGAATGAGCTCAGCCGTCTTCAGATCGTCCTCTTTGCATTCGTGAGGCGTATCATGTTCCGCTCCTTTGACGGTGAAACATTTGGAACAGCTGTACCAATCACAGAGTCCGCATTTCCATGCAGTGCTCAAGAATCCATTGCAATCAGATTTCATGCAGCGGCGAATGAATTTTTTAGGTTCTTCTTTTTTCTCCTCCACTTTTTCTTCGTGATCAAATCGTAACTCAAAGAGTTGTTGCTTTTTCAGACGAATTACTTCTATGTATTCATCCATTTCTTTCATGATCTTCTTGAGTTCTAAATCATGTTTTTTCTCATCCAGGACGGACAAGCGAATGAATTCACTGCGGATTCCATTACGTACATCTATCAAGTCTTTGATTTCTTGGGTGATTTGGGTCACTAACAGACTACGTTCGCGACGTTGTTTTTCACGATGCGCTTCTTGTTGCAACCCAGGGAGATTGGCTCGTTCTCGGTTGATCAGGATTTCTTGGCGATGCTTGAAATAGCGATCTTTCAAGTAGGTTTTCGTGCAAATCTCATTCAAATCCTTGTCGTTGTAATGGACACGGCAGTGAATACAATGTGCGTCATCGGACCGCGTCAGAAGATACTGCTCAATGCACTTGCAGCAAATGTCTTTTTTGCAGTATTTACAGGTGACTCTTTTTCTGATGATGGCTGTGTAATTGTCGGAACAAATGGAACATGTCTTTTCGGGCATGATCACTTCATTCGCTTGTGTCGCTTTCGCTTGTGCCATTATAAAGAGTTCGGGTTACATTTCAGAATAGAAAACTCGGTTGTCAATTTTTTAGAACTTGTTAACGAAGTTCATTAAAGCCTCTTATCCTTACTACTATAATGAGACAGAGGCATCTTCGGTGCCATATAATCCTGAAATGCAGTTAGCACTTCTATCATATCTCTGTCTTTCTCCGTTCCTTCTGTAGCACCAACCATTATATCAAATGCAGTTAGACCATGTAGAATAGCAATTGTAGATAATAATTCAAATTCAGATAGTTCAGGTGTAATCCCGCGTGTATTGATTTCATCTGGCAATGGTTTCTGTCCATGCCAGATGGATTCTTTCTTTTTGGTGAATTTCATTAGGCTTTTTAAAAAAAAGCCTGCCAAAAATCTGGAAGTGTTCTTAGAAGTTCCTTAAGAGGTTCTTAACTATATTAACTTATTTTAAATTGTTTAAATGAAGTTAATATATTTTTTTGGCACGCTTTTAACAAGTTCTTAACAAGTTCTTAACAAGTTCTTAACAAGTTCTTAACAAGTTCTTAACAAGTTCTTAACAAGTTCTTAACAAGTTCTTAACAAGTTCTTAACAAGTTCTTAACAAGTTCTTAAAAAGCGTATTAAGTAGATGTGGATATTATTATCTTTAGTATTTTTATTAGTATTGCTGTCAATATCTGTGAAGGAGCGATTCATATCACAGTGCTCAGGAACAGATTGTAAAAGTTGTGCCGATCAAAGTGGATGTTCCTGGTGTTCCAAAACAAATACATGCATTCCAACACAATCTATAAAGAGTACGGACCCAGACTGTAATCTATTGAACGTAATTTCATCATCCTTTTTATGTAACATAACAGATACTAGCCAATTATATGCTCCTAAGGATGAACAGTTATACAAAGATCAAGTAACAGATCGTGTCAGACCACCAAATGTATATATGGCTGAAGATATGGAATATACACCTGAAACAGTCATGGCAAATCTCAACGATGTGCGACAGACAGTAGATCGTTATAATACACAATTACCAGACATTATTGCAACGTCTGTGACAGATAGTATTCAGCCAATGGTTAGAGGAATAATATATGGATTGTAATCGTGTTTATAGGTTTTATGTGTTTTAGGGGTTTGACGGGGTTTTAGGGGTTTGACGGAGCAGGTTCAGAAGGAGCTACAGGTTCAGTAGGAACTACAGGTTCAGTAGGAACTACAGGGACAACAGGTTCAGTAGGGACTACAGGGACAACTGGGACAACAGGTTCAGTAGGAACTACAGGGACAACGGGTTCAGTAGGAACTACAACTGGTTCAGTAGGAACAATTGGGACAACGGGTTCAGTAGGAACTACTGGGACAACTGGTTCAGTAGGAACTACTGGGACAACTGGTTCAGTAGGAACTACTGGGACAACTGGTTCAGTAGGAACTACTGGGACAACTGGGACAACGGGTTCAGTAGGAACTACAGGGACAACGGGTTCAGTAGGAACAACAGGAACTACAGGAACTACAGGGACAACGGGAACAACGGGAACAACGGGAACAACAGGGACAACAGGAACAACAGGAACAACAGGAGGAAACGTAGCAACACCCGTCAACGTATCAATCGTGTTGGGGTAAATCTTCTTCAACTCCTTATACAAGCACTCATACATGTTGTTGCTGAGCTCATCCTTTACCACATTTACTGAGACAGACTTCAAATCAATGAATGACATGTTTGCATCACGAGCTGCCTCATCCCAAAAGATGCGATAATTGGCATTGACCGTATAGGTTGATTGAGTGCTCTGGCCATTGAATGCCTGGCGAATATACAGCGTCTCATTTGCAAAAGAGATGTACGTACCAGTCTTCTGGACACCGTTGGAGCATACATAGTTATCGTTGTTAGTAAGACCCATTTCTGATTAGTAAATAGATTTCTTGTTTAAGTCATTTTTATGATAAAATATGATAAAACTAAAAATTGAAACATAATTTAAACAGAATAGACGGTAGATTTGTAACATGTCTTCTGCTACTGCTACTGCTTCCACTATGTCTTCCACTGCTACGTTTAATTCCACTGATGATATCAATGCCTACATTGATGTGGCTACTAACCTAGCGTCATACACTCGTCACAGCCACTTTCAAGCCATTTCACAAATGGTGATCAATGGTCAAATGACGAGCAAGCTTGATTTCCTGGCATCCATTACCATTCGTGGACAACCTTACTTCAATGTCTATCGTCGTTACAACAGCACCTATGAAATTGTGGTGGAAGATTTCAACTCGGACTTCCACTTCTTCCGTGATATTACGATTAAAGATACGATCCAGGCGGTTCTGTGCTTGTCGGATGAACAAATGGAACCCTTTTACATTGATACGACTATTTCCATTCAGCGGAACAGTGCTGTAATCTTGCCGTTTGACATGCCGTGGACTGCTGTTCAACATTACCATCAAGGTGTCATTATGGATGTGAATGGAATTCTGATGGACTATCCTGTGGCTGCGGGAGTGGAGTATCCTGGTGCATCTGAATTACCTGCCCATACCCTTCTTGGACAATTTGCTTCTGCTTTTCCGCCGATTGCTACTGCTACTCCTGGTGCTTCTGCTTCTGCACCTTGTGCTCCTTCTGCTCCTTTGGTCGGCGCACAAGGCGCTAAAGCGCCGATCAAAGCTCCTTATAAAAAAGAAATGCCTATTCCAGAAATGACAATGTGTGATGAGTGTGTAGAGGATAATAAAGAGAATCTCTTTGAAGCATTCTCCAAAGTAATGGGCATCAAACGTACATTTGATCAGATGCAGAATGACATGGACTATGAAATGGATGAAGTGGATGAAGTGGAAGTGGATGAAGCTGATAAAGAAGAATGGGAGGAATGGGAAGAAATTGAAAAAGAGAAAGAGGAAGAAGAAGAGGAGGAAGAAGAGGAGGAAGAAGAAGAGGAAGAAGAAGAGGAGGAAGAGGAAGAGGAGGAAGAAGAGGAGGAGGAAGAGGAGGAAGAGAAAGATAAAGGGTATTCCATCTTCAAATGCCTTCGTAATCGCATCATTCCTCGTCAATAAATATAAACAAAAAATATAAAAACAAAAAATAGGTATATATCTTATTTTTTGTTTTATTTAACTATTCAAATCCATGCCCCAAACTAGGATATAATGTATTATCTGTTAAATCATATCCTATGCGTTGATATGTTGTGCGATCACATAATATTATATTCTCTTCATAAGGGCGCTTACCTAAGATGCTTTTAGCATCTTGAACAATGCTTTTAGCATCTTGAACAATGCTTTTTTGTTCCATCTGTTTTAACATCTCCACAACAGAAGGCGGAGTATACGATACTTGTACTGGTTGCTTCTGAATAACAATAGTATAATATGAATCATCATATCTAATCGTTGCAGAACATTGATTATCTTTTACGTATGGAATAAAACGGTGCGCACAGACATGTAGGGACGCAGTAAGTGGATCCATTGCATCTATATGTATTCAGATCCTTTACATCATTTCCTAACCATACAATACAACATTCTCGGATTCACACAATTAAACTCACAATCAAAAAAGTCAGCCTCATTCCACCCCACTGTCTCCACAGATCTGTCTTCAAAATCTGTATTATAGTCATGTGTATTCAACATAGCATGATAGCACACGCTCGTAAACTGTCCTTCTGCATTAAACCACCAGCTATCCGAATACGGTGATTTGAATTGTCCATACATAGTTCCTAGGGACGGAATTAGATGGAACAGATTACGACGAACAATATATAGATTATTCTTACGAAATGTGAGGATATATCTGCCTTCTTTGATATATGTATGTAAGTCGTCTAAAGAAAACCCTTGATACGGATAATATCCAGCATGAATATATTGAATATTTGGAATCACATCATCCGAAATAATCGTTGACATAAAATACGGAAATAGTTGATCTTCAGGGATTTTAGACAGACGAAGTTCCTCTTTGATTGTTTCTACACGTTCTGCCACGTCAGAAGGAGTCCAGTGGAGCCAGTGAAAATCAATCGGCTTGGTATAAATACTATCTGTTCTAGCACGAATCAAATAATCATATTCAAATCTGTTATAATGTTCATAATCTGTCATCTTCATATATGCCAGTTGTAATTGAAAGTATTCAATCATAGATCCACTGCGACGAAGATATTCCTTCCATGTTTGATCAATTCGCATATTCTGTAGTAATAATTCTCTGTGTCCTGTCCAGTCCTTATAATCATGCAGAGAAAACCATGTGATGGATTGGATTTTAGCTCCAGATAATTCTTTTTTCCCGAGTTCATCTTTCCCGAGTTCCTCTTTCCCAAAGAATTCTCCAGATAATTCTTCTTTGAAAAAGGCATTCCAAGTCTCCTCCGATTCCTGTGTATCGTTTTGAACACAAATATAGATATCGGCTGGTTGTAACAACAGATGTTTTTTAAAATATGGAATAGTTTTCTTAATTGTCCGAAGAGCTCCTGTTAGAATAATCGCTACTTTCATTATCGTTTACAGAGTCTGTTTATTTAAGTTAGTATGATGCAAAATGGTGTAGAAGAATTCCGTAAAAAGTTCTTTGAAGAATTCGTTCGGACTGAAAAAGAAAAGGAAATGGCATTGAAACGATTGCAACGAAACTGTTTCCATAGCTTTCATGTTGTCCAAGGAAATATTGAATGTGCCAAATGTGGATTGTATAAAAAGGTGAAAGCGGAACCATTAATAAGGTAGACGCGGTAAGATGCCCTTATCATTTTAGTGTACGGCAGATAGAAATGTTTCAATGGTTTTATGATTTCTTCATGATGTACATCATGCCGCTATTTGTACAATTCTTTGATTTGTTTGGTGTTAAACTGAATGACAACACAATGAGTGCTGGTAACGCAGTTATTGAAGAGAAAAGAGTTCAATTTGCAGAGACGGATATGCCTCCAGCTCCTTTAAGCGAGTAAGAGACTTGTAAGCTTAGCGACTAGTAAGAGACTAATTAGTATAAAGATACAACATACGAAAAGAGTAGGCATGTTAGCTACTCTTTTCGCACAACAATATGCTAAACACTGTTCATGCAAACAATGCAGAAATCTATGCTCATGTGACAATTGTAATGAGACAACACTATACAGTCGTATCAGAAATACAATGAGCGTTGTTCAGACAATCTATGAAACAGGATCACTCTATAAAACAAAAGGTGGAAATAACAGTATTATTCATTACTATTTCAAGCAATTTTATAATAATGTTTTTGATAAATTACGATGTGCTGTTCATATGAAGCAATATGGATGTATTCCTGCATTGAAACCTTTTTCTATTTATAAGAATCCTTGGATTCAACCAAAGAATCCTTGGATTCAACCAAAGAATCCTTGGATTCAATCAAAGAATCCTTGGATTCAACCAAAGAACTACAATTACAGAACAACCGACTTCTCATGGCCCACACGAAGCCGAGTATTCAACATAATGTCAAAACCAGCATCCTCAATATTCTTGCAGAACGCCACATCCTCACTACACATATCCACTAGCTCCACGCCATCTTTTCCACGCATTCTCTGAAGCTCCCTGTTAAAAAACGGGTACGCCAGAGCATCCAGTACTTCCTTACGACATGCGAAGAAGCCCATGCCTGCATAGGATACCTTCAAGAAGTTGGGATTAGACAGTTGACCAGGATCTCGTTTCTCATCCTCGGCCTTCTTGCGTTCCTCCAGCTCAGCACTGAACTTCTTCATATCCTCTTCCGTGTCTTTCGGTTGCAAGAACTTGAACGTACCGTGCTCTGCAAAATGTGACTTGCTCCACTCCTTAACGACTGCAAAATCCTTGTTGTTTTGCATCATATAGTATCCAGACACAACGGGATGCAACTTGGTGCATTCAATGAGCTCAATCAGCTGAATGGGTGAAAAGACTACGTCTGAATCAATGGATACAAATACATCGTAGGCTTCATTGTGAAATGCTTTCTGTGATTTACCGCGCAACACATCTAGACCGAGAGTGTGCATACGTGCAAAGGGAACGAAGGAGCTCTTACCAGGGCTAATCTTGATATCGTAGCGATTGGAGCTAACCAGGGTGTAAATGGTATTGGTCCAGGACAGAAGGAAGGCTTGTGAAAAATGATCACCAGGGAGACCGATGATGACTTTTAGTTTTTTCTGTTCTGAGGCTTGTCCTTGTCCTTGTCCAGAGGACTCTGAGGGTTTATCTGACGTTTGCTGTGAATCACTATTCGGAGTGCTGGGATTAGGGATGGGATTAGGGACGGCATTAAGGACGGATTGGTTAAGACCAACGGTATTCTGAGATTGTTGGTCAATTGCTGACTGGAGTGCATCACTAACAAGGCTAGACATTTCTATAACTGAATTGTTCAGGTTGCTTTAAATCTTTTTACGATAAAATTGAATGTACAAAATTCTGTCTGTTATAAACCAAATATGGAGTTACCATCTGCACACGGAAAGAAATGGACAGAATTGGAAGAACAGCAATTGCTTAATGAGCTAGAGATTAATATGGATTATCATGCAATTGCAGAGAATCATAACAGAACACGTGGAGGAATTCGTGCACATATTCACGAGATGGCATATCGTATGTACACTGCTAAACAATCAAAAGAGGATATTATGCAAATCTTACAATTAACTTCAGAACATCTGGAAGATATTATTGCACGACGAAGCATGAAAGATGACAGGCAAAAAACAGAAAAAACAGAAAAAACAGAACCTCTAGTTAAAGTTAAGCCAGTTCTAGAATTAGTTCCACCTCTTCAAACTGAATTTAATATTTTGAAAACAGAAGTTGGACAGATGCGAACTGAACTGACAGAGATCAAAACAGAAATAAAAACATTTGGAAAAGAATTTGTATCTCTGAAAAAATCTATTCAACAAATGATGATCATGATGAAAACCATTTATGAATTTGAAACAGATCAGTAATTGCTTTTAAGAACTTGTTATAAAAATATTTATTTTTATTATAATCGGCTTTTGGTTCAAGTCTAAAAGGCCTTTGGCCGACCTAAGGCCTTCTACATAGAATACAACACACACTTCAATCCATATTTTTTCATGCATTTCTCTAAGTGCGGTTTGCACGTTTTGCACGGTTCTGAATAGCCTGTGTTCCGTGTCCCAGGAGAAATCCGAACCACAATCATAATTGCCCCTTGCAATAGAGAATGATCCCCCACTTTTTTGATGACCGCGCGTTCTGCATGGATCGTGCGGTCATCAAATCCACAGCCTTGAGATCGTGAACCGAGGAAGTTACACGCACTCGCCAAGACCTTCTTGCCCTTCATAATAATCGCAATGTGAATATGCTTCAAACGAGATTTCATGATCGCACTCGCCATGTGCTCGTTCGCCATATCGTACGCGCTGATAAGATTGATCATTCTTAATAAGTTCTAACTTAGATATAAACAGAATTGTTTTTCAATTTTTTAACAAGTTCTAACAAGTTTTTGGCAGGCTTTTTAAAAAGCCTTAACAAGTTTTAACAAGTTTTAACAAGTTCTAACAAGTTTAATCCAGACGTGGAATGGATAATCCTTGAATAGGCGCAACTGAAGATATAACTGGAGACGCAGAAGTACCTTCTGCAAGTTCTACAGGTCTCGGACTCAGAATCACTTCATTTTTGAGGTCAGGCTGAATAGGATTAAATAGCGGATTCGGTATAACATCTACATCTTGATCTAAATTGCCAACCAGCGGTTTCATCGTAATCGCATGATAGTCCTTGATCTTATGAATATTCGGTCGTGACAAGATACGATTCCGTGTAAAATCCTTCCGTGTTTCCCGCACTTCTTTCATTTCCTCTTTCTCCTTCTCTTTATCCATCATCGCCTTATCCACTTTCTTCTGAATCGTCTCTTGAACCTGCGGCATCAGCAATTCATTTAATGTCTGTCGCCTCTGTTTCAACATAATAGCCGCATCCACTGCTACCTGTTTCAATCGTGTGTCCGAACTGTCAAATACTGTAGTATGTTCCAATGCTCCACAGATATCTGGTTTCTTTAAGTGCCTCACTTCGCCGAATTTATGTTCAAAAATGGAAATGGCTTCTTTCGGGATCGGCGGAGATTGTTCAATAAGACGATCCAGATCCGACCGACAGATCTTGAGAAAGTCCATAGAATCCATTCGTTCTATTGGATTTAAGGCGAGTTCTACCGCAATCAGGCGTTGGAATTTGCCCCATGCAATACTGGCTACGCGGTTGGATTCTTCCAGCTGTGCATAACGTAAATAGTTACCAACCGTGGTTAAAATACCCGCGAATAAGGATACGCCACCAATTGCAAAACTGGCGTACTGTTTCATTGTAGAATTATCAGCAAAAATAGATTGCACACCGAAACTGGCCGTTCCACCTAGGGTGGTTAATATAATCACGGGAAGATTGATCCAGAGATTCTTGCCATGATAGATCTTTTCTGCATTGTCGTGAAGCCAGCGATAACACATGGCGATATCGCTCCAATCAGCCATGAGCTGTTCTTGTTCTTTGGACCAGCCATTTAAGAAGCGTTTTTCTTTCTCTTTGTCTCTTGTGGGAGATACGGATCGTGATGCACTCATTCTGCTTAATGGTTTTTTTATTTCTTTTCATTTTTTTGGTAGGCTTTTTTGGAAAAAGCCTTCTTTGCTTCCACTCCCGCTTTATATAGCGCATCAATATCCTTCTCAGATAGTCCTTCTACATCTATTCCCTTGGGAATGGAAATGAACTGAGGTTTCTTTTGGTTCTTCTTCATAATATAAGGACCATACTGTCCAGTCCGAATCGTATATTCTTTGAATTCTTTAACCGAACCCGCAGCTTTTGCTTGTAATCGCTGCACCGTTTCTTCCAAGGATTCCATACGAAACGGGACAGATATTTCTCCACATTTCAGATAATCCCCAAACTTTCCTGATTTCTTTTCAATCGGTTCTCCATTCCATTCACCGATTTGTTCTGATTTTGCAGTGTATTCTCTCTTCATTGCATTAAGCGCATCAAACCGATCCTTATACGATGTCCATGTATCATGAATTACTCCCTTCCATTCTTCTTTTCCTTCTGCTACCAATTGAAGACGTTGTTCCATGTGTCCTGTGAAATTATAGTTGAAGATATCTTCAAAATGTTTCAACATAAAGGTAACAACAGATCGTCCCAGATCCGTTGGAATCATCTTGTTCTTTTCTGCTGCGACCTTTTTGTCTTTCATAACAGTTGTAATCGGCAGAGATCCAAACTGTAGAGAATGTTCTTTGACTTTTTTGATAGAAGCAGGAATGGTAGAGATCGCCACGTAATGTTTCTCTTGAATCGTGGCTAATAGTGATGCAAAGGTGGATGGACGACCGATCCCATGCTTCTCTAATTCACGAATAAGAGTAGCTTCTGTGTAACGCCCTTGTGCTTTGGTTTCTTGTTGAGAAGCTTTCATTGTCTTCCATGGCAGACTTGCTCCAACTGGAATCTGGATGGCTTTATCCCATGCGTCTTCCTTTTCTTCTTCTTCATCTTCTTCATCAATCTGTGCCACTCTACCGATTCGTTGCCAGCCAGGGAATGTAGTTCGTTTCCACCGTGAAGTCCATGGAAAATCATCTAAACTGATCTTGACAGTACATGTCTCACCGCGAGCAGGAGCCATCTGACTCTGAACTGTTCGTTGCCAGATTAGGCGATAGAGAGATGCGCCGTCTCCTTCTACCGTTGTTACTTCTATGTGAGTGGGACGGATTGCTTCGTGGGCTTCTTGGGCTCCAGCTACTGCAGCTACTTCTTTCTTCTTAGCTTGAGACAAATACTCCTCCCCATAATTCTCCTGAATCCATGCTTTCGTAGCAGTAATAGCCTCTTCAGACAACACCGCTTTATCCGTTCGCATATAAGTAATATGACCCGCTTCATAGAGTTTCTGTGCAATAGACATCGTTGTTTTCGGATTCATTCCAAATAAAGCACTGGCTTGTTGTTGCAATGTACTGGTCATTAATGGAGGTGGGGCAGCAGCCGTCCATGGCTTCACCTCGTTTCCTGTGACTGTGCCATTGGTGGATACGACATTCTCCATATAATTCATCGCTGATTCTTCATCTAGATCGTCGTCCATTGTTCCTGGAAAACTGCATCCATTATAAATCCAATCCCCACTCACTTTCCAACTAGATTCCGTCTTAAATCCCAGAATGGCATCTTCCCGTTCTATCACAAGACGAATGGACGGAATCTGGCAGCGTCCTGCTGACAATCCAGACGTAACATGTTTCCACAAGAGAGGACTCATCGTAAATCCAATGAGGAGATCTAACAAGGATCGTGCCTGTTGCGTATGAACACGATTCATATCAATTGTACCAGGATTAGCAATCGCATGACGAATCGCCTTTTCAGTGATTTCTGTAAAGGTGATGCGTTTTACTGAATTGGGTAATTTTAGAAGGACTTTAACAGAATATGCAATCTGCTCTCCCTCAAAGTCACGATCCGCTGCCAGATAAATCTCAGCAGCTCCTTTTGCCGCTTCTTTCAACAACGTTATCGCTTTTGACTTTTCTTTTAAGAATTCGTACGTCGGCTCATATCCATTTGTTAAGAAGTTAAGATCGTGGGTGAGTCCACGAATATGCCCCATAGACGCCACTACACGCCAGTTCGCTCCTAGGAACCCTTGGATAGTCTTCTGCTTACCTGGACTTTCAATGATGAGGACGTTCATGGTTTGACTTTTCTATAGCGAATTATGATTTCAATTTTTAAGACTCAAAAAAATAATGAGCAGCTTCCAATGAAAGATCATCCCATTCCATAGAAGAAATACGCTGTGTTCCTCTATTATATCCAATCCATACACCTGCCTTGCCATCTTCTACAATCCATTCATTCTTGATCCAACAAGATGGATATGCAGCAAGCAATGTTTGAAGCCATAGATAATCGGGTTTCCAGGCAGTGACAAATTCTACACGAATGCCTAATTTTCCACGTTGATTGATTTGTAGATTATGCAATCCAGCTATAACTGTATCAAAAATAGTAGAAATATCATCTTCGGATGAAGAGGTAATTGTGACATGATTAATACACTCGTTAGGCATTTTAATGAGTTATGGTGATAGAGTTTTAAGTAGTAAAATGCATTTTACAGACCCATAAAGCCTAAAATCCTCTCCTACACCTAATCAGAATGATCAATCAATCCAGTGGTCAAGGTGCTCTTTTTGAATTAGTGGCCCGCGGTGTCAAAGATAACTATTTCGTCAAAGACAGTAAAGATAGTATTTATCCATATGATGCTCGGTACGGATCTTCTATGCCCCATTTGGCAGAACGACGCACAGTTGTCCCTATTGCACGCACCAACTTCGGAGGATCATTTGAAGTGGAAATTGATACATTTGGAGATATCATGACGGAATGCGCTTTGGAAATTGATTTGCCTACGTGGTTGCCGCCTTTAGGAGTAGGGTTACAAGCTCTGCAACCAGTAGATCCCTCCATTGCAAACGGACTCTATCCTATTACAGCAACAGATGCATCCCAAACATCCTATGGATACGTTAACGGAATCGGATATTTTCTCTTTGAATCCATCCAGTTTTATCAAGATCAAATGCTGATTCAAGAATGGAGCGGGGACGGTCTCTACGTTAAACAATTAACTGAAGGATCCCTCAACAGTTCAGGCCTTGCATTCAAACAAGCAGGCGTCACCGCTGCATCCAATGATACATCTGCCGCAGGCATTAGAGCGCTGCAAATGAGAGCCACACCAGGTCATCTCAGGATCTATCTACCTCTTCCTGGCATGCAGTGTCCCAAAGATTCAGGTTTCCCTTTGATTGGACTTCCTTCTCAAACCTTTCGCATCAAAGGTACTCTACGAAAGCTAGAAGATCTTGTCGTATCCAGTGATCCACTTACGCGTAAGCCTACGCCATGGACGTCCGAATTTGTTATTGCATATCCTGATGGACCTGTGACATTTGCCCCAAAACCTTTATTAGATATCGGTCAACCAACTATTCTGTTGAGCACTGTCCAGCATTACATTTCTTTAGAAGAAGGTGAAGAGGCGCGTTCTACCGCGGTTCAAATTCCTTTCCGAAAACAATTTGAAAACCGATTCAGCTTTGGCGAACTAGATTATATCCCGCTGGATAAAGGTGGGCAAGCAGTAGCCACACGATATATTGATGGGCGACATCCTGCCGAGCGTCTGTTCTGGTTTTTTCGTAATTCAACGTTAGTGGAACAGAATCGTCTGGATGTATTCTACAATGACAATTTTGAATATAAACCTGTTACTGAAACACAGGCATATACGAGTGAATACTATTATGGGATCAAGCTCAATATTGCTGGGAAAGAACGGGAAGATTTATATGGTGCTTCTCTGTGGAATCACATTGTGCCTGTGGCAAAACATGAGATAGTTAGAGTGAATAGTATTGGATCCATGATGTGGTCCCTAGGAGATACGTATGGAACAGTTTATCCTGCCCCTAGGAACCCTGAAGGGACAGTGAATTTTACAACGGCTGATCGGCCGACCATGTATATCCAGTTGGCGAATATTATGCCGAATTTATATCTGGCGGCAAGGAAAGCTGAGATGCGTGTCTATGTGGATTCATGGAATGTGTATGAGGTTGTGAATGGACGTGGTCGGTTGATGTTTGCGAACTAGTGCTTAAAATGGTATATATTAGATTATATATTATAAAAATGAGTATTGGAATTATCATTGCCATACTCGTTTTAATTATGTTAATCTTAGTTGCATGTATTTGCTGTATGATTGTTGAATTGGAAGAAGAACATCAGTATGCAAGACTTTAAGAACTTCTTAGAACTTGTTAAGGCTTTTTTTAAGAACTTGTTAAAAAAAGCCTAAGCCTATTTAAATCCCCTTTGCATCCACTGAATCACCTGTTGCGTATCCGATGATTGAAACATCGGTTGCGGAACACCATTCACAACCGCCATAAAACACGGAATAGAACTCACGCCACAATACGCCGAAGTCTCTTCATTATCATCCACGTCACATTCATACCATACAATCTGATCACTCAGATTCAATAGTTGAGCAGTATCAATTCGCTTACATGGACCACACCACGTTGCACCGAATTTAATGATGGAGATCGGATCAAGATCTTTAGGCTTTACTGGATCGTGGAGGAGTGTTTGAAACTGTTGATGGTTGCGGAGGTGTATCATCTTTTTTGGCATTTGTTTTAGAATAGTTCTTGTAAAATCCCGTTGCAAATACCAGTAAAATAGTAGCTACTAATGTGTAGGGGAGCAGATTTAAGCTCTTATCTGTTTGAGTTAATGAACCGCCTTTTTGACTAGCTTTCGCACCTTCTAGAGCAGGACCCGTAATTGTAGAATACAGTGATGTACCAGGCAATACAGAAGATGCCTTAGAACTTGCATTAATAAGTTTGCCCACTCCCGTTATAATATCTGAACCTGTTTTCAATGTAGTATCCACAACTGTCAGTGTTCTATCATATGCATCCAGACCTTTATCAATGGTAGATGTGATCGGAGTAATGACAGGATCCAAAAAGGATTGTAAGAATTTATAGAACCATCCAGAGAAACGATCAGCCGCAGATGGACCCTTTGATGCCCCAAAGAAGTTCGCGTGTTCTTCTACTACATCCTTCGTATTCACAAAGAATTGATACAATTTATATATCCAATTAATCATAGAGATCGGTAGAAAAATGATTGTAATAGTACAGATTAAACGGAAGAGACCAAATTCGGTTTGACCTACCAGAAATGAATCCAGACCGAATAGACCACCGAAAATAAGAGCTGCGGCATATGAGAAAAAACGAAAATGCTTCTTGTCAGGGATGTCTTTTGCCAAGAATCCTGCACCGACTCGTTGATCTACTAACGGAACACTGAGACCATACAAACGCACCGTATCTTCATTAAAGAGTGCCTGAGCTGCATCCCATATCCACCATGCTCCAAAGAAAAACAGATTTACTCCGATTTTAGCCAGGAATGTCCAGGGGGAACGCAGATATAAATGATCTAATGCAATGTATCCGCCGAGTAATGATAGCAAGACAAATGTATTGTAGGATAAAAAACTGGCACCGTCTTTTCCTTCATTTATGTTGGCGTTTGCGGGATCGTCCCCTTCACGCCAGTATTTTAAATGGGAGACGGTGAGAGGTACTTTTGGTTTTGCTTTCTCTGGTTTCTCTTCTTTTTCTTTTTCTGGCTTCTCTTTATTCTCTGGCTTCTCTGGCTTCTCTGGCTTCTCTGGCTTATTTGGTGTTACCTCTGGTTTAGCCTCTGGCTTAGCCTCTTTATCAGATTTATTAGGAGCGGCAGATGCCATTACTATCACTTTTTAAAAAAAATAGTCATACTATAACAGACTCGGTGGTACTTCATGTAACATTTTTAACAAGTTTTAACAAGTTCTTAACAAGTTCTTAACAAGTTCTTAACAAGTTCTAACAAGTTCTTAACAAAAGATGATATACTTGGTGGCGTAGCCACTTTTTTGCCGAACTTTTTTTTTAAAAAAGTTCAAATGGTAAACAAGAGTCCCCCAAAACCATTAATCACTCGGAATACATTGTAATTGTGAGAATAAATCCGAATCTGTCCATTTCCTCGTGCAGGATATACATTATTCGTACCAGGAATATAGGTAGTAGCACTGATCAACGCTGGATTAAATTTAATCTGCCATACGATACTATCAATTCTACTTGCATTAAGAGAACCTGTTGGCTGTACGTCTTCTGGTCTCAGTGCAAAGGAATAATTATAAATATATGATAGAACCGGAGTAGTAGTATGATGATCATATGGCTGTTGTAAACGAAAAAAGGATGATGTTCGTTCTGAAAAACGATCATATCCATCTAATTGCAAAACGGCCGTGGACAATAAATCAACACGTAATGCAGTATTACCACCAATCGTAGACTCTGTCGTAATCCCATTCGCAATTGCGATCGTACTTCCCGCTGTAATTGTAGCAGGTTGTATCTCATTAATCGCCAAACTGCTGTAATTAAACCATTCATTGCGGTTCGTCATCTGGTCACGCTGAATGACAAAAAAGAACTCCTTCAATGGGTGATTGAAATCCACCGAAATGGTAGCATTTGTCTGTGTATTGTAAAAAGAATAGGGTGAAGTATACTGGACTTGTTCAATCAAATACTCATGCGATGTACTCACAAACAAACGACGCTCCTCCACATCCATATATACATAATCACCCCACATCGTCATACTCGTAATAGGTGTTGTACAATCCACCTGTGTAGAGATACATGGATTAAAAGCTGCCTGTGAACCTGACGGAGGAGTCACCCAAAAGAGTTGCGATAGTGGTCTCAGCGTAATATTGATACGAATAGACGTATATTGAAGCGCAATGAGCGGCAGATACAATCCTGGATTATTACAGAAGAAGAATTGAAGCGGGATAAGAAGCTCCAGACCATTCGTACCTGCATAAATCTGTGTATTCTCATATTGATTTTCTTGTCGCCCAATGAGGTGATTGAGGGCACTTCGTTGCGATGCAGGCGTTGAAAATTGTGTCCAGATTTCCATCCATTCTCCTGTCTGTCGGTCAATCTCTTGTTCACCGATTTCAAGCGTAATCTCTTGGATAAGAGCATGACCAATGGAGTTCGTGTAGGAGAGAATATTTCCCTGCGTGTCCTTGATAATGGGAAGAATTACATTGAGATATATGCGACCGAGGAGATCCCCGCGACGTGGGACAAGGCATGTGACACGTTGTCCAAAATTGGGGGTACCGTCAAAATACATGACTTGTGGTTCAATAGCATAATTCGTATGTCTCCGATATACCATTCGGAAAAATGTGATTTGGGGGTTGCCTGTCAGAAAAGCATCTTGTTTCCCTGTTGCTACAAGTTGCAAGAGTCCGCCTCCCGCTGTCATTCTGTTTACTGATCCGGAATGTTCGCTTTATGTTGTCATACAAATCATATGATACAAATCTTAGTTAAATCTTTGTTGAATCTAGATGTCATTGCAAGACCTGAGTCAACAGAATAGTGGTGTTATCGCTGTCAATAGTGGACCGCTTGTTATTAGAACATATAATCAACAAGGAACAAGCGTGCAAGGAAATACAACATATGTCGTCGGCAATTATGAATATCCAATATCAAGTAATTATGTGCTCATCACTTCCACAGGCGGTTTATTAAAACCCAGTGATGCAATTTATGTTTCGTCGGTTTCAATGTCTACTCTTAGTTCTGTTACTGGGACAATATCTACTCTTTTTACTAGTAATGGCTATTTTTCTACTATGACAGGATCTACATTACAGGCAAATACAATATTTGTATCTACATTGACAGGATCTACTGTAAACGCTAGTACTGTAAACGCTAGTACTGTAAACGCTAGTACTATAAACGCAAGTACTATAAACGCTAGTACCATAAACGCACAGTTCATTAATTATTCTACATTAATAGGATCTACGCTACAGGCAAATACAATATTTGTATCTACATTGAACGCTAGTACCCTAAATGTAAGTACTATAAACGCTAGTACTTTAAACGCAAGTACTATAAACGCACAGTTCATTAATTATTCTACATTAACAGGATCTACAATACAGGCAGATACAATATTTGTATCTACATTGACAGGATCTACATTGAACGTAAGTACCCTAAATGCTAGTACTATAAACGCTAGTACCATAAACGCACAGTTCATTAATTATTCTACATTAACAGGATCTACATTACATGCAAATACAATATTTACATCAACACTTACTACATCCTCATTTTATACAGTAAATTCATTGAACAATGTTCTTGTTAGTAATTCTACCATAACAGGATCTACTATTCAAACTAATACAATTGTGAATACATCCACACTTAATACGAGTACATTAACAGCGATAAATATTGTGGCTACAGGTCCAATTACAGCTACAGGCGGAATAACAAATATGGGATATACTTCATTACCATCTACGTCTTTTATTATTAATTGGGGATATACTTCTTATCCAATCAATGGATCTGTATTTTATACAATTACAGGAATTGGAAAATCTAGTGATTCATCCTTTGTATATGTTACCATTCCCGATGCATGTTCTCCATTAACAATACAAGGATTTAATTTATATGCAGGCTATTCTGCATCTCAACCGCAAGTACAGGCAATTAATTATGTATCTGGACCACCAGGTCCTGCCAGTGGAGTATCATTTAATCTAGGAGGTAACCCACTTCTTAATAATACATCATATATACAATTTACAATATATGGATATAAATAGTCAAATTTACATAGGATTTCTATCATAATGCATCCGGTTAATGATACAAGTTAATGATATAAGTTAATGATACAAGTTAATAATACAAGATAATGATACAGATTAATATTTATTGTGTTTCAGATAAATCTTATAAAAAGATTTATCCGAAATAGTAGATATAATGTCGTATCCCTATGGTGGCATAAATGCCGTTTCGTTAGGAACAGGCGCAGGTTCCACCTTACAGGGTGCTACCGCCATTGCAATAGGATATCAAGCAGGAGCTGTCTCACAACCTGCCTCTTCCATCATCATCAATGCATCAGGCACTGCCCTGTCAGGTGTAGCTCCTAATGCATTGTACATGGATCCCATTCGCAACATGGCCGCTAGTACACTCATGATGTATGATACGGTCAATAAAGAAGTGGTCTACTCCAGCACATTGAACAATACGCTCACGGTCAATAACTTGGTTTCTCTCAGTACGCTATCAGCTTCCACTGTTTCATTCTCTACACTGTCCGTGAATGTAGCCAATGTCTCCACCTCCAATGTTCAGTTCATCAACTTCTCCACGCTTCTCGGTAATACAGGTTTTATCACATCCACCTTTACTGTCTCAACATTGATTGCTGCAAACATTAGCGTTTCTACATTAAATCTGTCATTATTCTCCACCTTGACGGGTTCATCCATTACGACCTCCACGTTGGCTCTGTCCACGATGTCAGGTAATACAGGATTCTTCACATCTACACTCACTGTCTCAACGTTGATTGCTGCGAACATCAGTGTTTCCACGCTGAATCTGTCGTTGTTCTCCACACTCACGGGTTCATCCATTACGACCTCCACGCTGGCTCTGTCCACATTTAACGGTAATACGGGGTTTATTGCATCCACTCTGACAGTTTCAACCCTGATCGCTGCAAATATCAATGTTTCCTCCTTGGCTCTTAATCAGTTCTCCACATTGACGGGTTCATCTCTGATTGCCTCTACTATCGCCGTCAGTACCATTACTGCAAATACGGGATTCTTCAATTCCACCCTGATTGTCTCTACTCTGTATGCCTCATCCATTATAGTACCATCCCTGGTTCTTGATCAATTCTCCACACTGACTGGTTCCTCCTTGATCGCTTCTACCATCGCCACGAGTACCATCAGCATGAACACGGGATTTGCCTTTTCCACATTCACTGTCAGTACTCTAATCGCTGCAAACATCAATGTTTCCTCCTTGGCACTCAATCAATTCTCCACACTGACGGGTTCATCCTTGATTGCGTCTACCGTGTTTGCTTCTACCATTACCACATCTACCCTGTTTGGTCAGTTCATTAACTATTCAACGCTGACGGGTTCCACCATGAATGGCAATGTCACCTATTCCAATTTGCTCCTCTTCTCTTCCATTTCATCCATCAATGGCTCCTCCTTCGGTAATACGGGTCCCACAGGTCCTATCGGTCAAGCCTCCCAGATCTCCTTCTTTGCCCCTGGATCACAGTCCATCGGTCCATCCACTGCCATGGGTGTTGTTACTCTGACGACTCTGGATTCCACTCAGACCACGGGTATAACTGGATTTACCTTTAGTGGTATCACGAGTCTATTTACGAATACTACGATTCAACCCATTCCTGTCGCAGCTAGTTATGCCCTGGCGCTTAATACCACAGCAGGTGGCTATTCTGCTGTCGGTTTAACTGTCTTAGGTGTCACGACTTACTTCGGTGGTATGTACAACGCCAGTAACGGTGTTTCCAATTCAGTCAGTGTCCTGGTACCTGCAGGTGGATCCATTGGGCTCTACTACATGGATAATATTGCTGTGACGGTTCAGACAGCAACACGTTTCACAGTCACCTCCAATCAAGTCGGGCAACAGGGTGCAACGGGTGTAACAGGTCCCACAGGTCCAGTAGGACAAGTCTCCCAGCTTGCGTATGGTTCCACGGGGATTAACCAGACGATTGTGCCAACGGGTACATTAAGCACCCTCGTTCAATGGCCCTCTGCAGCACAAGATGCAGGTCAGAGCATTGGTATGGCTGGACTCGCTTATAATTTTAGTGGAAGTCCCACGGGAACCTTCACCAATATCACAACCATTACCTTGCCGATCAGTGTAGAATATACATTGAACTTGTCTACTACTGCAGGTGGTTACTCCGCAATTGGTATCAATGGTCCTTTTAATATTTTTGGCGGTAATTACAATGATAACAACGGTTTCTCCAATACCGCTACGATTTTGGTGGCTCCTGGTTCCTACTTTGGTGTCTATTACATGGACAATACATCTGTAGCTGTTCAGGCCAATTCTCGTATCAGTTGCACGCTGTTGACGGCGGGTGGACAAGGTCCCACGGGTGTAACGGGACCGATTGGTGCTGCGGCTCAAGCATCGTATTTGTTGGCTGGGAATCAATCAATTACTGCTGGATCATATCAAGTTGTTCAGTTTGTGACTCTGGACGTGACCCAGTCGCAGAACAGTATCAATCTCGGTGTGAATGCGGGTGTCTTCACGAATAACTCCTCGGCTACTCTGCCGATTCTCGTGGAATATACATTGAATCTGAGCACGACTTCGGGTGGCTATTCAGGTGTAGCACTAAATGCAAATACAACGTCTATGTTTGGTGGTATGTTCAATGATACAAACGGTCTTAGTAACTCCTGTCTTGTTCTGGTTACACCTGGATCTACCTTGGCGGTTTATTATTCGGATAATAGTGCCACTGTAATCCAACAGGCCATTTCACGTATAACATTTTCTGTGGTAGGAGCTGGTATACAGGGTGCTACTGGTATAACGGGACCGACGGGTTATACGGGTACAACGGGTACGACTGGTACAACGGGAACGACGGGGCCTGCCTTATGGTCAGCCACGGGTTCCGTTGCACCTTATGGCGTACCGATCACGTATGCACAGGGTTTTGTAGGAGTTGGGGTGGGTCCCACGGGTGCTTCTTTCCTTCAAACAAATTCAGGTGGATCTACTGCAGGAACGGGATCTAGTGTGCCACAGTATACGTTGGATATTATCGGGTCTGAGAGGGTGAATGGAGCGCGTCTATTTGCTGATGAAAGTGCGCAGGTCTCAGCTACTCCTGCATTGGATTATACGACGTTTGGACAGAACTGGACTACTACTGGATTAAGTACAGGAAATTGGCAAGCAGTTGCAGTATCTGCTAATGGACAATATCAGACAGCTGCAACAAATGGAGCAGGTATTAATTATTCTATTAATTATGGACAGAGTTGGACAGCATCTACTGGTATTAATGTAGCTGCAATTGTAAATTCAATTGCAGTCTCTGCATCAGGGCAATATCAGCTTGCAGCAGTTCAAGGTACATATGCGGGTATTTATTATTCTACGAATTATGGTGCATCATGGACTGCTTCTAGTGCCTCTTCCAGTGCATGGTATGAAGTATGTATATCTGCATCTGGACAATATGCAAGTGCTGTTATTAATAGTGCATCAACTGTAACATATTATTCAATGAATTATGGGATAACATGGATTGCATCTACGAGTCCTTCTGGACAGTATGCAACCGTTTCATGTTCTGCATCTGGACAATATCAAGTTGCAGCAACAGGAGCTGGTACTGTATACTATTCATCTACATATGGACAGAGTTGGTCAGCATCCAATATGAGTACAGTTGGATCACTTCAGGATTCTGCTATGTCTGCATCTGGACAGTATGTATCTATTGCTACAAATGCAGTAGGTGTATGGTATTCCAGTAATTATGGACAAACATTTGTACAGGTAACAGCAGTAATTGGAACATTTAATTTGCGACAGATTGCAATGAATGCATCTGGACAATATCAATTGGTGTCAGGATTTACTGGTGGTATGTATTATTCAACGAATTATGGTGTAAATTGGACACAGGGATCTTCTAGTGTGGCATGGTATTCTGTGGCTATTTCTGCAAATGGACAGTATTGTGTAGGTTGTATTTATGGTGGTGCGGTGTATCAGTCTGTGACGCGGTCTCCTTCGCTATATACGAGTGGTTTTGCAAATGTAAATGGTGCTATTATAGCATATAATTCAACCTATACTACATTATCAGTTGGATCAGGACTTCCTGCTGGATTGGCTTCTGGAGCAAATTATAATAGTTTATTAGGGTTTGGAGCAGGTACTGCATTAACTACAGGAAATGCAAATACATTTGTAGGAACCAATGCTGGAACAAGTACTACAACAGGATCAAATAATATTTACATTGGATATAATGCAGCAGGCAGTACATCAGGGAACAGCAACGAGATCGTGATTGGACAGGGTGCCACGGGCAATGGAACCAATACTGTTACGATTGGCACTGGTTCTACATTTAAAACCGTTATTGGTGCTATAACATTAGCATATAGTTCAACGTTTGATACATTGTATTTGGGAAATACATTTCCAGCAGGTTTAGCTACAGGAGCATCTGATAATACATTTATTGGATTTAGTGCTAGTGAAGCACATACTACAGGAGTCGGTATTACATCATTGGGAAAAACTGCTGGGAGATATAATAGAACAGGTAGTTACAATACTTCTGTAGGATTCCAAGCAGGGTTAGGAATATCAACTTTTTCGTATTCAGATTGTACATATATAGGCTTTAATGCTGGAGCGTTAGCAGTTGGTAGTAATAATACTTGTATCGGTAAAAGTGCGGGTCAAGGTGCTGCTGCTGGTGTTTCAACTTATTCAGAATGCACGATTGTAGGAAGAGCTGCTGGTATGGGTTTAACAAGTGCAACGGGTAACACTATGCTTGGCTATCAAGCAGGAACCGCATGTACAACTGGAGGTGCTAACACAATTGTTGGAAAAGATGCTGGTAATCAATTAACATCAGGTATAGATAATACATATGTAGGGCTAAATGCAGGATTCAACAACCGAACAGGTAGTAGTAATACATACATAGGACTTTCTGCAGGACAAGGTGTTTCTGGACAGAGTAACTCAGAAAATACAGGAGTCGGATATGGTTCTTTGTTGGGAATTACAACGGGAACAAAAAATGTCTGTGTTGGTTTTAATTGTGGTAGAAATATAACAACAGGTAGTAAGAACACTGCATTAGGAGATAGAGCCATGGAGTGTAATACTACACCATGCACAGGTGACTTTAATACTGCGCTTGGTCATTTTACTCTTACAAATGTAACAACTGGTAATCATAATACTATGATTGGAGTTGGAGCTGGATCTAATATAACAACTGGTACTCATAATATCTGTATAGGGGTGAATAATGTACCTTTGGGTATTGCTGATCAGTACTGTACTATCATTGGCGGGGCTGGTAATGTTGGTTTTGGAACTGGTACTGCTCTTATTGCCACTAGTGCTGATGGCTTTTATCTAACAGGATATGGTGCTGGTACTCTTACAACAGTTTCAGGAGGACAAGTCACGTCTAGTAGTGATATTCGTCTCAAATCTAATATTGTTTATCTTCCTACTTCTGGTTCTACTGACACCATTATGGGATTAAAACCAGTTTCATTTGACTTACAATTTGATCCTTACAAGCGTTACACTGGGTTTATCGCTGATGAAGTACAACTCGTCATGCCAGGTTGCGTTGATGGTAAAAAATATAAATTCCAGTACGAAACGGAGGATGAAGTAGATGCAAACGGAAATGTTACCAGACGTAGTTACAAACCAAAAGTTGATGCGAACGGTAATGTTATCTACAAGAAAGATGAAAATGGCCAGTTGATTCCTCGTCATCTCGGTATGGACTATAACGAAATCACGTCCCGTCTCGTCCTCGCATTCCAAGAACAAGTGGGAATTATTCAACAACAAGCTACTACTATTATCTCTCTACAATCCCAAGTAACTACCCAACAGACCCAGATGGAACAGATCTTACAACGATTAACTGCTGCCAACATTGCTTAACATTTAACATAACAAATTTCATATTATATTTATAGAATGCAATCTATAAATATAACAAACTTCTTAACACAGTTCCTAAAATCTAGTAAATATCATTCCTATTCTTTCTCTGCGTCCAGAACGCATCTGGATCCTCCACTTCCTCCTCCTCTTCTGATTCTTCAGGAACATCCACATCATAATTATCAGGTCCATCTGAATACGATGAATGGTCACTATTCGCACATCCAATGTCAATATCCTTGTCATCGTCGCTGTCTGATTTTCTTTTAGGCAGAATACCTTTACTTACTGCTACAATCTTGACTTCATTCATCTTATCCTGAATGCGTTTCTTCTCTGCCTCCTCTTCTGCCAGTTTCCTAGCTTTTTCCTCATTCTCCTTGACTTGCTCTGCCCAATTTGCTGCAAGAGAGGCATAAGTCATTCGGCCTTTGGGAAGAGGGGATGCAGTAGATGCAGTAGATTTCTTTGACAAAGAAGGAAATTCTTCTAGGGTTAGTTTATCCATGGCTGATGCAGCATCAGATTTGGGCTTGTTTCTATAATCGCTTCTACTAGTTGCTTCGCTTCTACCATAGGTAGCTTCGCTTTTACCAGTTGCTTCGCTTTTACCATAGGTAGAATCACGTTTACCATAGGTTGCTTCGCTTCTACCATAATCGCTTCTATCATTTCTATTGATCCGATCCCATCTCCCATTATCACTTTTATCGCTTCTACCAAAATCGCTTTTACCATAGGTAGTTTCGCTTCTTCCCCATCTGCTTGCTTCACTCACCTCACTCACCTCACTCACTTCTTGCTTTCTGAACGGTGGTACATATTTTGCCATACTTGATCTTAATCTGTACAATAAAAAATACTTTAAATACATTTGCGCTTTTTTGCGCTTTTTAACAAGTTCTTAAAAAAGCACGCCAAAAACTTTAAGAAAGCACATCAAAAACTTTAAGAAAGCACGCCAAAAATCTATTAATTTTATCACATAAACATCTTTAATCTTGGAAGTTCATGTCCAAATAATATCATATAAATCAACACACATGCTGCGATTAAAATACTATTATTTTCAGCAACACTCTGTCTTTGTCCTAGTCCGAACATGATCATATATAATACGATTCCAATGATCACCGAATGTAATACCATCATTAATCCTCGTTCCATTATACTATGGTTAGAAAATTAAGCCGGTCTAATGAAATCTTAATGAAATTAAATGCAGTCACTCTCCAACTTTTTAATCTCCTCTTCAATCCCCGTCGCATACTTATGCAAATGTTTCATTCTATGTGCATGTTCAGCCATCAATCTCTCCATATCATCGTGTGCCTTGACCAATAGTTTCTTTTTGTATTCCAGTGTTTTTGCTGTAATCAATTTTGTATGTTGTGTTTTCATAAATGGAACCACTATATCCTTGATCAGATCAAACAACGGCTGATACGCAGTCATAATCTCTTTATACGCAGTCTCTTTCTCTACTGATGAAACACTATGATCAAAATGGATATATGTTCCTCTCAATGAATATTGTGTCAACTCCAAACAAATTCCATAATCATAGCGAATTTGTTTGGGTGGACATCCTGTGCTCATATTGAATTTCTTCAATGTATTGACCAGATGATTGTAGAGATCAATGATTTCGTCCGTGATTTCTACCTTGGCTTCAGTCATCATTTCGTATACATGACGTGCCCAACGAATAGATTCAATCTTTGAGTTTCTGCTTGGAACTTCGCATTGCTTGGGCTTTTCTTTTTTGGGTTTGACTGCTTTGACTGCTTTGACCTTTGGTTCTTTGACTGCCTTTACTGCTTTCTCTTTTTTGGGTTTTGTGGCCTTAGTAACAGGCTCTACTTCGTGCTTTTCCTCCATCTGATCCATATCCATTGGTGATTGTTTAGATTTCTGATAAGGATTATTTTATTTCAATTTTTATTGGGAGCCGGCTACACAAATGCTTTTTGCTTGGGTGGGGTTTCTTTTCGCATTTGTCCTTAAAGCAGAGTATCATGTGATCCCTATTCGCGTTTATCTTAAAGGACAAACCTGATAGGCCGCGCAGCGGCTTATTCGCGTTTGTCTTAAAGGACAAACCTGATAGGCCACGCAGCGGCTTATTCATAATCTCTAATCGCAATCCCCACAGGAAATCGTAGCAACCCATCATCTGTCTTCTCCTGGTACCTCACAGTCAGCATCTTTCCCACATGGCTTGCACCATTCTGGAATAATTCTTGGCGATCTTCTCTAGTGCCACGAGGCCGACATGCAAACTGTTTCCCATCCACTTCACAAATCCAAATCACACAACCCGCTTCCAATCCTTCTCCTTCCTTGAACCCCACAATTCGGCATTCCATATCAAAGAACTCTTTGTATTTCTGCAGATGAACCGACCGATTGTTTGCATATAATCCCGTTTTGTTCCTGAGCATAATCCCCTCAAAGTTCGCTTCCACATACTCCGCATGCTTAGCTTTCATCTCCACTTCCGATTTGCATTCTTCCGTCTTAACCAGTACCAAATACTTGAATTTCTGTTGGAAGATTCGTTGAAGCATGGCCCAGCGCTTCTCAAATGTCTCATCACTGACCAGATCATAGACATAGAACTGGATTTCACGTTGATTCGGCTGAACCGTCGTGTTCTTCACAATCCCCACGATTTCCTGAAAGGTCAGTGTAGTAGAATAGAGTTCGCCATCTAGGATCATGTCAGCAGGAATACGATCAATTTCCTCACGGATATGTTCCAGGTGCGGATAAGCTTTTCGGTTTCGTGAGAAGAGTCCTTTTTGTGGCATTGCGATAGTACGAGTTCCGTCAAACTTCTGCTGGATAAAGCAGGGAAATACAATACTTTTTCCACGTTTATTGTAATCATGTGCAAGCATGGGGCTTGGTACATCGTCATCTACTGCATGATGATTTGACTCTTTTTCTTCCTCTTTATCCTTTGAGGAATACTTCTCATCCCGTTTCTTCTGCCACAAACTCTGTGCTTCTGCAATGGCCTGTTGCATAGGAGTCGTTTCATTCTTCTTTCCAATATTCTTTCCCTTTTCAATCACTTTATCTGCTACTTGGATCTTGCCTCCTTCATATCCATGGCTAGTCCGAATGATGGCTCCATCTAAGACTTCAACAGACCATTGCTTGACTTTGCCGTTTGTAGCAGTACCGAACAGAGTAGGAAATTGTGCCATTGATAATATAAGCAACTTAATTGTTTATATTATAGATATATTTTCAATTTTTTACCGCCTGATCTTTTTCATACTTTTTCGTTTGCCCCCTTTATTTGTATTTGCCAATTTTTCTTGTACCTGTTCTTTTTGCTGATGGTGTTGCATTTGTTGTAATGCTATATGATCTATTTCAAACATAGCTTCTTTTTTTGATGAATATTCTTCAAATGATGAACTTAATATTGCTACCCAATCTGTTTTTCTTGTATATTCAGCTGTTTCTTTTACAGGAGGAAGTCCAATTTTCCACAATGTAGCATTTAACATTACTTTAGCAAATCCAGCAGAACCTCTTTTAAATGGACATGCTACTGCTAATAACCAATGAATAATATAACAATCTGTTTCATTTTTTATAAATGGCCATATCTCTGAAATATATGCAATGATCTGAGATGAATGAATAGGTCGTGTATGTAATACAGCAATAGAATATATTAAATATCCATAGTATCGTTTGAATGTTGCTTCTGGATAACGTGCCTGCAATAAAAGTTCAGATGCTGGTATAATTTGTCCATCTGGTAATGTAATATGTATTGTCATAAAAGAAGACCCTATTTTATATTGTATTTGATTATATTTACCATATTTATTAGTAAAATTTAATTCTTTTCTTCTTTTTACTATTTTTCCTTTCTTTTCATTATTTTTTAATTGGCTATATTGAGAGTTTGACCATTTATTAAGCATTGCATTTGTAAATTTAAATCCTGCAACATTAGGTGAAAATTTGAAGCATTTTTTACATCTACTCTGTTTTAACATTGTATTTGGGACTTTTATATTAAATATAGGATTGTGGTTCTTAACATTATTATGATTTAAAGTAGATACTTTATTTTCATTCTCTGTACATTTAACTGATTCATTACATTCAGATACAAAAGGATTATCTTTATTTGAATTTAGCATTGAATTAATTTTAGAATCAAATATCATTGATAACCCTTTATATGTAAAATCATCAATTGGAGTTATTAAATCTGCATCAGGTCTATCTCTTAATTCATAATAACCTTCTATTATTGTTCGTTTACTATTTATTGTCTGTTGTTCAGTTGTATAATTAATGTATAATCCTTTCATAAAAATAGATAACTCTTTTATATTAAATTTAGCGAATGTACTTATCTTAAAACTTGCATAATTCATAAATATTTCATAAATTTCTTGTGGAGTACGTGTAGTTTGTACGATTTCAGCTTCTGCCGCCATCTACTATGTAGCTCTATTCTGTGACTATGTGACTATGTGACTCTATTCGGAGATTATTGAATCACCTGCGTATAATTATACAGCGCCAGTTCCAAATATTGTTCTCTCGTCTTCAGATGATGAAATGTGATTGCTTTTGAAATATCATCTGTCTTAGGATTGTAGTACTCAGGATGGAAAGTAGCACAATCTAGTTGTGATACTATTTTTAAATGATTATATGCCTTCTTTTTCACTTCATTGATCCAATATTGGCTATTGAGGTCAGCGCACCAGTGATAGATTTTACGATTACTGTCACTACGAATGTGTGCTGCAATTTCATTATAAAGTCCGCTAGAAAAACAAGTTCCAGCACCACCTGAATGATATTCAAAAAATTCACGTTTAACATGATCTAGCATCTTGCCAACTGAAATCAATGAAGTAGAAGGATAAATACACAGTGCTTTATATAATCTGTCTGTAAATAGGTAGGTGTCATCATCTGCTATAACAATCCATTGATAGCCTTCAAATGATAAATATCTAAAACAATCTGATACTTTTTCTGGCAATCCATGATACTCATCAGACGCACCCCAATTGTACAGACGTTGATCAGGATCCATCTTATGACCCAAATAGTAAATGTCTTCTGGCTTCACATTGAGAAGCGATGTCTGTTTCTGCCATTTTACACGCGTATCAAAATATTTCTCACATGTTAGAATGACATATGCGATTCGCATTTATGTATTTGTCTGGATTATACTTTAAGTTTATTACCATCTCTTACCATTTCCCCTGATTTCGTCGTAATACAGGTAAAATATTACTATGAAATTCACGATCAAAATAGTCAATAGATCGTCCAAAGTTTGCATTCGGATAAAATGCAATCGGTCGTCGCTGTTTAATAAATTGCATCGCATCAAGTCCATGCATTCCTTCCACTGCAATAAGAAGAAAGGCCACACATGCAGCAGATCGTTGCATACCAGCCATACAATGAACAAGAATGTTATACCCTTTATGATATTCTGCCATAAGTTTATGCGTAATCTCAGGCGACCAGAGTTCCAAGTTACGTATTTCTTCTTCGCGTAAATTATCATCCACAGGCACACGATATTTGATAGGAATCAGTGGGCTAAACGGCAGATCTTTGGTACAATTGAATACAACTTGGATATTGTTTTTTTTGATAAAGTCTTGATCAGTAGAGGCTCGGACATTGCCAAGCCAGATACGTGGAATAATTTCATCTGCATTATTTCGGGTCATCTAATCATTAGTATAACAACTTCTCATCCGAAACACCACATAAAAATATGAGTTTACCTTCTGAACTAAATTCTCTCGGTGCAATAAGCGACCAATTAATCTTGTTCTGGATCACACCCAATTCACAGAGAACATAGGAAGCCAATGCCGAACACCAGAATGTGGTTGTGAGTTTAAACCGATTTTCTTCAGGAAGCGGACAATTGATATTATATTCTGCACAGAGCCAGTCATACAAATTCAGGTCGTAGGGTTTCTCATGGACTTGATAATGAACTTTAATGAATTTCTTATAAAACTCTTCGTTTCTTACACATTCTACGTGACGTACATAGACAGATCCTTTTGAATATAATGCCAAGACATCATCTAAGCGATGCAGTGTCACACCACTTTTTATTTTACCGTCTTCTGCATCTACTCCATTTGTAGGTTTCGCTTCTAATACATAGAGACCGTCTTCTATACAAGGATTGATAAAGCTGGGGTTTTTAACAATAATTCCTACATGTGAATACTTACTACGTCCAAAATACTCTAGGAGATAGGATATGGTTCCTGTCCCGTGAAACAGAATAATGTCACCTGTTTGTAATGCTGATTCTACTAAGACGGGGATTTTTGTAGCTTTTTCTTCAGTAAGCTGTGATTCAGTAGCAAAAAATGTACCCAGAGCAAACATCATACTAAATAGTGAGAAAAATTGAAATCCTTGATGATTCGGATTTCCTTAACGAGTCGGATTTCCTTAATGAGTCAGATCACAGATCCTTAACGAGTCAGATCACAGATCCTTAACGAGTCGGATATAAATCCTTAACGAGTCAGATCATAGATCCTAACGAGTTGGATATAAATCCTTAATAAAATTGATCTATATTATACCATAAAATAAGGTAATCATGCCATTGACAAGACACTTTTATGCATCCGATGAAGTCATTTCAGCCCTATTCTATTCTTCATCCAGGCGCGACATAAAAGAAACTGAATTCTGGTGCAGAGAATTACTTATCAGTGGATACAGCAGTGAAGCAATTTCGGTTCTCTTTGAATCATGGTTATGGCAACGCGGTCCATTCTATTTACGATGGCTTCTTCATGCAAAAACACTTACAGTAGAGACAGTAACTGAGGAAGAGATATTGAGAGCAGCAATTGAACTCAGTTCATGTGGCGAATGGGATAACTCACTTCTTGCAGTTCTATCCAGTACAGAAGGTGCTGACCGTGTTACTCCTAAAACTCCTTCCATTATGAGTGATTCAGATGAAATCCTCTATCTATATCGTGCATTGCATCAAGGAAAAGCAAGAAGTGCTTGGCGAATGGTACAACGATTACGTAGTGAGAAGAATGTTTGGCAAATTCTTAAAGAATATGGACATTTATCTCCAGAATATGAAGAAGTCTTTGGTATCTTGGAACAGTATGAAACACTTCTTGGATATCGGTCAGAAGCATATGACACAGTTATTCTGTGTCTTGCAACGTTAATGCTATGTTTATCCGATCAAAAACGAAAAAGTAGTTTCATGCCGAGAATGATTAAATGGAGCCCTATGATGATTCCGATAGGAAGACGGGCAGCAAGGATGTATTCTATTCCGTCAGTAGCATTGTATGGAATCAAGCAAACCACTGCTCTGGACGATGTAGAAAAATATATGAAGGGGTGTCCGTTTTGGGATGATGTACTTGAAATAGATCAAAGTAAAGATGCATTTTACGATCAATACTTTCCAGATGATATTCCAGATGAATGGACAAAACCAGAAAAAGAAAAATCACATAGTTCATTCAGACCCGAACTATCTGTAGAAAAATATACACGTATCCACTTTTCAAAACCTGCACGACTCTGTTGGAATTCTGTCATTACCATGACGGATTTCCATCCGATTTCTGGGATAAAATCTGATATATATGAGATTAATATGAAACCATTGCAACGAAAATATAAGGCTTGTTAAGAACTTGTTAACACATAGCACGTCCAATCAACGCACATGCAATCCGTGCACCAGAATGACCCGTTATCTTAGAATCTGAAAACCCACCTTTCCCCAAATCATCTTCATCTTCATGAACTACAAATGATCGTCCTAATAAATCATGTACTGTACTTTTAATGGTATATGTTTTTTTACATACACTTTTTGCCGAACTTTTTCCTAAAAAGTTCTTTATATTACCCAGATCACCTGTATGCCGAACAGTTGAATGATACGATCCGTGATCATGTTTTCCTTTGTCATAATGTTCACATAATCCTTTACAGCCTTCACCGCGAAGATCACCTGCTTTATGAATATGAAACCCGTGATTTCCTTTGGGCAATTTTGTAAATGTTGCTTTCAGAGTTACACGGGATTTATCTTTTTTACAAATGATGACCTCTCCTTCCACCTGTGGAGTTTTAAAGACGGCTACTGCGGATAATGATTTTTTTAGAGACTTTTTTCTTCCAAAAAGCCTCATTGCTCTATACAGTAGATTTTTATTTTCTGCTCGTCTTCATTGATTTTTCCTGCCAGCGACCCATTCGCATGATATAACTCATTCCCTTTCTTCCACATTACTGGTAATGAATCTATATCTTTTACGCGCTGAATCGGTATAGCTGCATGTGTCAGCACTTGTTGGCGATGAAACTGATGCTCTGAACAGTACATTGCATTATGAACAGATTTTCTACAATATACTGTAAATTGTCCTTGTTGAACAAAAGCCTGACAGGTTCCTTCATTCACTTCTTGTATCATGACTTTAATAGAATCGGCAGAGGGCATTACACGTTTCTGTAATTCTTTTGCAGAAACTTGTAACCGATCAGCAAGTTCTTCAATGTATTTCTTACTTTGAGCCAGAAGAACTGCTTCCAGATTCTCCCAGAGAGTCCTAGGAACTTTATACTCCATGATTTGATTATGTTTATCAGAATTAGTTCTTCAATTTTATCTATAATATCGTTTACGTCTTGTTTGTCTCTTAGGCTTTTTGCCTCTACGTGTGTGAAACTTACGTTTATACTTTTTAGTAGGTTTATAAGGTTTTTGCCGACTATAAGGCTTTTGCCGACTATAAGGCTTTTGCCGACTATAAGGCTTTTGCCGACTAAAAGGCTTTTGCCGACTAAAAGGCTTTTTAAAGGGTCTATCTGACCGATCATAAGGTCTTTTATATGTTTGTAATAGCTTTTTATATTTGTCTAGTTCCTTTCTAAGTCTGTATACTTCTAATGAATTTTTTGCTATAGGAGGATTCATTTGGTAACTTTCATTTTCTTCTTTCATAGGATAAAATGTATATGGCTTAGGTTTTTCTAAAGGTTCTTCTAAAGGTTCTTCTAAAGGTTTTTCTAAAGGTTTTTCTGGCTTTTCTAAAGGTTCTTCTAAAGGTTCTTCTAAAGGTTCTTCTAAAGGTTCTTCTGGCTTTTCTAGCTCTTCTAAAGGTTCTAAAGGTTCTTCTAGCTCTTCAGCTTCATCCTCTAGTTCATCCATACCAAGAAAGAAATCAACAATTGCACTTTTAATGGTAGGATGTTCTACTTCAAAAAAGTATAAATGGACATACCATTTTGTTCTGTCATCCACGTCAGCATGATTGCATAATACAAAATTAACTTTGACTTGAACATTATCCTGATCCATTAAGGTAAGATCAGGGCTACTCTTTTTTTCATTTATCATAGGATCTTCACATGTTAATCCTTCTCCTATAATAATCTGTTTGAGTCTATTCAAATCAGCTGTATGCAATGTAAAGCGATTGCGTTTACGAAGCTGTTGTATAATACGATTAGATTCAAGTAACTGTTTGGAAGGAATCACAATATTTTCTGTTTTAAGTGGATCTGTAATAATAGGTACTTCTAATACCTCAGGTTCTGCTTCTTCTGCTTCTTCTGCTTCTTCTGCTTCTTCTGCTTCTTCTGCTTCTTCTGCTTCTTCTGCTTTTGCTTCTGCTTCTTCTGCTTCTTCTGCTTCTTCTGCTTCTTCTGCTTTTGCTTCTGCTTCTGCTTCTGCTTTTGCTTCTTTATTCATCTGGACTGCTTCTGCATTTAATCGTTCTATTTCTTTGATTTCTTCATCAGAAGGCTGCTCTATTTCACTTTCTAATTCAATAGGAGTGAAATCTTTTGGATCATCTAAAGGATCCGAATCCTGAATAGGATTTGAATCCTGAATAGGATCTCCATCCTCATTAATAAATACAGTAGACATTCTATCTAATGTGTATAAAATATATTATAAAAGTATACACTTCCTATAAATGGCTCAACCCATTAGTAATAATGAATGGGGACCCGCTTTATGGATGATTCTTCATTCCAGCTGTGAACGAATTGGATCTATGAATGTAAAACAACTTCCTCATGAAGAATCACGAATTTGGTTCGGACTACTTCAAAGTCTACGATATTCTCTTCCTTGTCCTCAATGTAAAAAACATTATACAACCTATTCCAATCAAACTCCCATTATGTCTGTTAAAAAAGATATCATTCGTAGATGGTTGTTTAATCTTCACGATGAAATCAATCAGCATACGCAGAAATCATCCATTCCATTTGAAGAACTTACTAGATATGAACAGCCATTTAACTTTACAGAACATTACAATATACTCCATCATCATATGATAGGATCTGTTCGTCGTGGATGGTCTACTCATAATGATGTTCAGAGAACGGTGCGGTTCTTAACAGAAATGAAATGTTTTTATGACTTCTTTTAGGCTTTTTAAGAACTTGTTAAAAAAAGTCTGGCAAAAAAGGCTTTAAGAACTTGTTAAAAAATACTTTTTTGGCAGGCTTTTTTAAAAAAGCCTTAACAAGTTCTAAAAACCCTATAGATGCTCATCGGTTCATACGATTCCGCTAGATGCAAAGGAAAACTCAGTTCATCCTGTTTATGCTGGGAATCTTCCATACAAGACATGACATTAACGGAACAATATCAACTCGGTATCCGTTTCTTTGACCTTCGGTACAAACTCAGTGATATTTATTATATTAATACAAATGGAAGCACATTAGAACGTGCCTTTACCGATTTAATACAATGTAGTATAGATTCTAATGAATATGTTGTTATTCGTTTAAAACGGGAAGAATCCTCTTATCCTCTTCCTTCATTCGGTTATACACTTGACTCCATGATAATCCGTGGCACCCCATTACATGAATATGTGATACAAAATCATGGAAGGAAAGATATATTTATTTATTTAAAGCGGGCTCCAATTAGCAATAGACGCCTCATTATCTATTCAGATGATAGTACACTCTCAGAAGATAATGTATTGCAATCATGGTTCTTTCCACAGATATTTGATGTCATTGAAACACGGGACTCTGAACGAGTAGAAGATGCCATTCAAAAGATACATGACAAACGGTTCAAGAACAATGGATTACCCAAAGCCATCTTTTTAACATTTTATGGAACATATCATTCTGAAATGGCATTTGAACTTCTATGGGATCATGTACAGCATGCTATACATAGATACAGCAGAAATGGTGAAATAGACTGTATTATGATCAGCTATGTATGTGCAAATGTGATTAGAGCGATTCAAGGATAAAACGTGATTAAAACGCTGATAAAGTGAATCACTTAGTCGTGAATCACTTGGTCATGATTCATTTAGCCATGAATCACTTGGTCGTAATTCATTTAGCCATGAATCACTTGGTCGTGAATCACTTAGCACAAGGTAAACATGCGATAGGTTTATCTCCAAATACTTTCGGCAATAACATACGATTTGCCATACCAAACAGATCTGATAACCGATCTTCACCTACACTACTTAATGCATAATACCATCCAATGCCCATTCCTAAAAAGCATACAGCAACTACAATGATTATAATGCGCGATAACCAATTAATTCCTTCATTCATAAAGGATTCGCATCCTGAATTATATCGCATATACATAATAAAACCTAGTAGAAGTATTGCAGCCGCAATAGATAACCCTGCTTGTGTTTTACGTGTGATTATTTTAGATTCATCTATTTTAGATTTATCTGAATCACCAGGAGATTTTTTATCAATAAATTTAACTCCATTCGTAATCATATATCCAAAAAAGAACAGAGTCATCCCCATCCATTCTGAAATAACAACGGTTTCAGGTACACTCGGTGTTTTATTCGCCAGCGTAGTAAATGGTATTGCTACACGGCATATATTGGTATCTTTCACTATAAAGGGTGAAGTTAAATTCATCGCTTTGCAAATAAAATCTACTAGTTTATTAATTAATGCAGCAGTAGCGGGTGATATAATCAGAAATCCAACCAAAAAGAATAACATGGCGTAATTTGCAGTAAATAGACCAATAAAAAGCATTGTAGATGCAATACTTAATGGAAACAATTGTAGGCCATTTGTAAAAAGGATTTTTATATCCGTTAGAATGTCCTTTAATGAATCCATACTAATGAAAGTACGTTTTATTGATCATTGGATGCATTGCAGATATAAATGTTTTTATTCATTTCTATTTTTGATTCTAGCATAGGAAGTCCCAAAAAGTTAACACTTTCTAGTCCAAAAAAGAGTGTATTAATGTAAAAGAAGACAAGAGCACTTAGTACTGCACAGACAACTGACACAAGGATTTCATTAAGCGACTCACATATTACAAGACGAACTATGATAAATGCAAGAAGAAGTCCCGTAATAAATAAAGCTGCAATGGCACTACGACCTTCCCATTGTGGTCCCATAGATTTCATTGTTGCTGAAAATTTATAGGTACTTAATCCAAGATATGTTGCAATCGCAGTAAATGAGAATACGCCATAGGATGGATACTCATGATTAGAGAAAATTCTATTTGTATTGTGTCGTGGTAGTTTATAGCCTGCATAACATTGTGCAGTTTCTACTCTGGATCCGGACGTACCACTTGATTCTTTAAATATCCATGATATGAATTTATGAGTTCCTATGATTTCAAGAATAAATAGAGCAAACACAAAAAAAGAAGTATTCAATGTAAGTACATATAAAATAATAGATCCAAATAGGACAGAATCTGGCAATGTAGAATGAAGTTGTATAACTACTTCTACAATAGAATTCCATACATCCATATCTATTAGTCTAAAGCATTATTGTGATTTATATAGAAGCTACAGATTAAAGACTGATTACAAATGGGTATTCCAGCCTATTACAAAAAGCTAACCCATTCTGTCCCAGGATTAGTCTCTACACATCATCATGAAGTAGCATGGCTCTTTATGGATTTTAATTGTTTGATTTATTACTGTATTGGGTTGCAACCTGAATATGATGGTGACCTTTGGGAAAACGGATTAATTGAATCTGTTGTATCTTGTTGTAAAGAGATTGTAAAGGAAGTGAAACCGACCGAAGGAGTTTATATTGCAATTGATGGAGTTGTACCGATGGCGAAGATGCGACAACAGAGATTGCGACGGTTTAAATCTGTCTGGGAGCAAGGCCATAAGGCCGATCAGCAAGGCCATAAGGCCTTAATCAAAAAATGGAACACCAATGCAATCACTCCAGGAACAGTATTTATGGATAAACTCTGCACACGGCTCCAAACAATGTGTGATGAAAAACGATGGATGTTTAGTGGATGTCTTGAACCAGGCGAAGGAGAACATAAAATTATGGCACAATGGCGTTGCGGTAGTTATAAAGGCCCCATTGCAGTATATGGACTAGATGCAGATCTTATCGTTCTGTCTCTGTTGGGTCAAGCTACCAATCAACTAGGATCCATCTGGTTGTTTCGTGAAGTGAAACCCTTAGAGTCGGCGACTGCAGTTAATGCCTTAAAACCAGTGGACCAGTTATATGAATGGTTTTCAATTGATATGTTACGTGATCATTTGATGCGTCCCTCAGAACTTTGTAAAAATTATTCCATCATCTCCTACTGTTTTGCCATGTCCATCTTAGGAAATGATTTCTTACCCAGTTCCCTCGGATTAAAAATGCGTGACGGAGGTCACGATGAATTACTGCATTGTTTATTAGAATTAATTGATGCAGATATGAATATCATAGAAGAAAATCTAATTGAATTGTTTAGGCGTTTATCACAGACAGAACATCATCGTATTATGAATTATATTAAAGTAAAACAGCGACAGGCATCATATAGTACAGAGAAGGGGCTCGGCGAACAGAATTGGCCTTTGTCCCAGATTGAAGATTTACGTGGAGATTGGGTAGCACGCTATACAAAACTGGCTGGACCTTCAATAGAATCATGTAAAGAATATATAAACGGAATCAAATGGATTTGGTCATATTATACGGGCAAATCTGTTTGTTATAATTGGTATTATCCTTATGTTTTACCACCACTGTGGTCAATCCTTGTTACATATCTAAATAGTCATAATACGTGTTTGCAATCAGAAATGCCAATATGTGTGCGAATAGAAGAGTTACGACCAGTAGAACAGCTTGTTCTTGTATTGCCTCTTGAAAGTTGGTCATTAATCCCTGCATGTCCTGAGAAAGTACTAAGTATGATTGCACCACAATTTTTTCCGAGTACATTTGAATTTGAATCGGTGGGTAAGCGATTCTTCTGGGAATGTGAGGCAATGATCCCTATTCTTACTGTTTTGGAGCTCAAAGAGCTTATAAGAGCTTATTACCCCTAACGGGGTTAAACCCCTAACGAGGTTAAACCCCTAACGAGGTTAAACCCCTAATGCGTATCATGATACTAAAGAGTAACCAACTAAAAAGATAGATGGGTCAGCAACAGTCCATAGATCCAATTCATCTACGGATGTATACCAATATGATACAGATTCGTGATCCTATGAAACGAGTCCAAATTATCAATACATGTATGGCTTCTATGGAATATGTGCAGTCAGCCAAGAGAGCGGGCATATATAGTTATCTTCTCAATTACATTTCCACTGTGCACAACGGAGGGAATCCTCCTGGACTCCCTGGTGAAGGAACGACCCAAAACGGAGTGATCCAAAGCGAAGCGACTAAAAACGGACAAAACGGAGTAACTAAAAACGGACAAGAAATTCTACCTCGTTCCCTACAAACACATATGCACGGTATTGCCGCAACCCATCCTTCTTTGATTGGAAGTGAGAAAGCCAAACAACAATTACAGCAACAGCATCAGCAACAGCAACAAATTGCAATCCGTTCAGAAGCACCCAGTTGGAAAATAGTAACAGAAACACCCAAACAGAAAGCCATCTCCTACTTCTCATCGTGTCTTGAAGTTCTCAACATTCAAGAAGAAGTAGCACTCACAGATGAATCTCTGAAAACAGCCTATAAGAAAATGGCAAAAATTAGCCACCCCGATCGCGGCGGTTCATCCGAATACTTTGAAGCAGTTACCCGCGCCTACGCCTATCTCACAGAGATTTTATCGGTGATGCAACGAGGTAAGAAAAAAGCAGAAGCTCCCATTCATACTGGTGCAGCAGATCATTTACGAGGGACACGTGAAGAAGAAGCGAAACAATGGGAACATGCTGAACCCATTCGTCTAAATGCCAAGAATCTAGATATGAATGCATTTAATAAACTATTTGAAGAAAGTCATATGCCTGATCCAGATGCAGATGGATATGGTGATTGGTTAAAAAGCACGGATGGAGGATCGGCTGGACCCAAGTTTAGCGAAAAATTCAATCGTGATGTATTCAACCGAATGTTTGATGAAGAAACACGAAAAGCAAAACCATCAAATCAACTTGTTCATCCTGGTGAAATGGCCTTAACCCTCAATGCTAATTCAGGAACAGACTTGTTGGGGACACGTCCTGATACATATACTGCTGCGCCTAATTCGCGATTTCAGTTTACAGATTTACGAGGTGCTTACACTACAGACAATACTGTAACAGACAAGGTGGCAAATGTAACAGTTGGTGAACGTAGTTTTGATCAATATCGTGCTTCTCGTGAAAAAGCCCCTGAAGCTCTGTCTGCTCAAGAGATGCAAGGCATCCGTGCATTTGAAAGTAGACAACATCAGATGGATTCTATGCGCGAACGGAAAATGGCAGAAATGTCTGTTAGAAACCAGAACTATCATGATATGATGAAGCAGAGGGTGATCACAGATAATGCTACGGACCTTAATACGAAACGGTTAGGATACTAATTATTTGCACTTGCCAAATATGTAAACAAATTAATAACATCCAGAAAAAGTCCTAAACTATCTTTCGGATAATCAGGTTGAACCCCACGATTTAAATGTGATTTACACGTTCTGGCTTTCTCTTTTATGATTTGGGTATCATATGCAATGTATATAGTAAATAACACAGTGCCAAATAGATCTGTGTAATAATTTATTTGCATTTCTTTGCGTTGTGCAGGTGTTGTAACAAAATATAATAGTATGCTTACAAGTATTAAACCTACTAAACCCATAAATAAATAAGGACCAAATCCTAATAAATTCTGACTATCATAAAAACCAAGTGCCGTCATTCCTAAGAAGATTCCCATGGTTATTAACAGAATACGCACTAGACGATTATTATCCTCTAACTTTTTAACCAATGGTTTAATACTTTGACCCATCAATAAAGCAAATGCAATAAACAATATGTATTTTAAAAATCCAGGAGCTGTATAAAATATTCCAACAAGTGTAAGAATTAGTAGACCAAATTGTATAATAATACCTGCTAGCCTTGATCCGGATATAGCAAACATGGGTAAGATATTTATATATTCTGCACTAACTGATGCAATTCCAAACGCAGCTGCCAAATGAGCGAATACTTTTCCATAATAGTTTTTACACAGATTAGAATTCACTTGATTCATTTCTACCTACATGTTTATTTTGAATATAAAACCAATCAACCATGAATAGAATATGTCCTACTTATTCCATTCACTGCAACAATTTGGATTCAGCTCTTTAGAAGAAGTTACGGCTTCTCGATTAAAACGTGCCTTCAAACGAACAGTAGCTATGGCGCATCCTGATAAAGGCGGGGATGAAGGACGATTTGATGCAATGTTAGGCTCATATGTATATTTATGTGAAACTCTTCATCGTCTAAATGGTGGTCGTACCATTCTCCATTCTGTTAACGCTCCAGATGAACTCAAAGAACAACGGGCAAATCAATACTTGAATGAACTCTTTGATGATTTGGTAGAAGAACGTAAAGATGATAAACCGCTGCCAGATGATTTTCATGAACAATTTGCTGCTAGTCACATCAATGAACATGCGAATGGATATGATGCCTGGTTTAAAGGCGAAGCCGACATGAAACCATTCAAAGAACACGTAGAAGACCAAGGAAATATATTATATGGAGACATTCAATTGGACGAAGAGAAAGTAGAGAATTTTCACAGTACGTTTGAAGAAAAAGTTCGTATTGGAAAACCTGCTGCCACCGCTCTTGCACTGCATTTGGATGATATGGCGTATTCGGCTGGTACAGGAACTGCCCTGATCAAAGCAGGATCCTATACATCACAGCCTGGACTTCGTCCTGAATACGTTGATTTGTATTCAGCATATACTAGTGAAAATACGATGTTTGATAAGTTAGTACCTATCAAAGAACGTACATATGAAGAGTTACTGAAGGAACGCGAAGAAGTCTATACTGCTTGTACAGATGATGATGCAGCAGTAATCGCGGCATATGCCAAGAAGAAGATTGATGATGAGATTGAACACAAACGTGCATTGGAATCTTATTTTAAGAATGGGGCGTTTATTGGGAATGGTACCCAAGACGAAGAAAAATCAAATGCACAGAATTTTGTGATTCAGCTTTAGATATGGATTCCTTTCATACCATGTTAATCACTTTAGGAGTCCTCTTATTCATTGGAGTTGTATCAGCCTCTTTTTATTCTAAAAATGCCCCACTCTCCAACCCTTTCTTGGATAAACATCTATTGGAACGCGGACTAAGCAAACCCATCCTCTGGCTCTACTACAACGATTCGGACGTCAATCAGCGTCAATGGTTGGACTTCGGAGCACGTAATTCATATGCACTAAACATCCCCTTTCTGAATCTCTGTTATCAACGCATTGTTGAAAAGAATCACAATGAATATCAAATACGGGTTATTGCAGGTCTGTCAGGATTAGCTGAACTAATAGGTGCTGATTCGCTTCCGGATGACCTGAAAAATCCGATTGCTCCCGTAAATCACGCTGAAATGAACTGGATTCGCACCACTGTCTTATCGCGCTTCGGTGGTCTCTGGGTTTCACCTTATGTTGTCTGTTTGAAAGGATTTGGAGTGTTGCCCAAAGACAAAGTTGTCTTTTTCGGAACAGACATGAATGAAACCTATAGTGGTTCAGCTGGCACCATTGTACCAGGTATGCGTGCTGTCTGGTCACCTATTAAACATCATCCTATGTTTGATCAATGGGAAGCCGTTTGCTATGAGCGCATCCAGAACAAACGTGGTGGTCAGCAGATTCGTAATGATGAATCATGGGACTTTGTGCGATTCTCTACAGAATATGGTGGGATTATGATAGATCCTCATGCAGAGTTGGGACGCAAAGAAGATGGCAAACGCTTGCAACTGGAAGATTTGCTAGCGTCAGGCATTGATGGTGTTATCCCTTTTACTGTTTATCCTCATAGTGTGTATGTACCATTTTCATGGACAGAGTTGAGGGATCGTGAAATGTTTGGATGGTTCTTGCGAATGTCTGAGAGACAGATTATGGAATCGGATTTGGCTGTGCGGTATTTGTTGGGTTAATGGCGTTTGTTGTGTTTTTGTGTTTTGTGTTTTTTGTAATTACCTTTATTCAACTGTGATACTGTAATCATTTTTTTACTAGCGAGTTGTAGATTTTCATATGGACGAAACCGTTGTGTACGGTTTCGTGATTTAACATATTTACGACCAGTATTACGAGCTTGTAAATTTGTATTCATACGAGTATAATTAGGAAGAGTAAAATTAAAAGCATTTACATTACTTGCAGTTGATAGGACGGGAGAAACTACCTGTAAAGCATTTACACTACTTGTAGTTGATGGGACGGGAGAAACATTTGGAGTATTTACATTACTTACATTTGATTGATGTGATGAAACATTTAAAGAATTTACAGATAATCTTGGAGTAAGAGCTGGCATTGCAGGTTTAGCTGGCATTACAGGTTTAGCTGGCATTGCAGGTTGTCTATGTGCTTTAGACGCTTCAACTACCATATATGGGGTTAATTCTATTGCAGTACTACTGTTTCCAGACACTCTTACAGGTTTAGCTACATTTACAGGTGCTGCTCTTGCAGGTTGTCTTAGAACTTCATTTGGTAATGCATTTGTATTCATTGTTTTTTCTGCATTATTCATTAAAAATTCAAAATCATCAGCTCCTCCTCTAATAATAGTATGATATTTTGCTAACTTATTTATTATTGTTATTTGTTGTTCCATGTTATCTCGCATTTCATGTACTTTATTCCATACATATTTATCTTGATTACTATCAGGTTCCTTTACTGTCTTTAGTATTCTATCTACAATTTCAGGGCTAATTTTAGCAAGTGATGCATCATTTAAATTAACCTGGTATGATAATAGTGTATCAAAATAGTCATTTAATTCAGCATCCTTTGGTTTTCCATCATGATATATATATATCTTTTTATGACGAGAAGAGCGAATACTTTCACATATCTCATTGTATACTTGTGCATAATATTCTACTGTATTTTCTAATTTTCCTGCAATTTGTAGTTTTTCTGCTTCTATCTCTTTTGATTCTTGGTTTAATAAAAGAGCAGTTAATTCTGATACAAAATCATATGATTTCATAGAGATAATATGTAAAATGTCTATTAATGAAATTGTTTCATTATCATGACATTCACATGAATCTAATTCACTACCACCAGCTTGATATGATGAATAAATCTCATTTTTATTACGTAATTGTAATGTATTTCCAGATGACGAAGATGATATTAATAATGTAGTTAATCCATGATATAATGCATCTGCAATACATACACGATCTTCAGATGTAAAAAATACATCTTGATCTGCATATTTAGCTTTAATTGCTACCAATTGATCTACTTGATCTGCATCTCCACCACGCTTAATATCTTGAAATACATCTGCAAGAAGTTTTTCATAATTTGTTATACATCCTAAATTATGAATAGAATGTAATAAGTTTTTATATTTTGATACATGTAAAGCTGAAGAATTTATTCCTAACATACTTGGTAACTGAGCTTTTATTTGATCAAGTTTTTCTGTATCTAAGTATTCTATTTTAGATTCACCCTCTTCTGTTCTATCTGTATTAAATAAATGTTGCCAATTAATAGCAGATCGTATAGTTTTACCTTTTTTTGGTTTTATACTTAATTTCATAATTTCTAATGAGGTTGATTGAAATCGTGCGGCTGCTGCTGAAGAAGATGATGCTGCTGCTGAAGATGCTGCTGCTGAAGAAGAAGAAGATGCTGCAGCAGCAGAGGAAGAGGAAGATAATCCAGCATATGATAAGATACTAGTTGTAATATAGGATACTTGTGATGTAATTTTTTCCATAAACCCTGTAAATACCGCTTTATTTGTTAGCATATTACCTGGTTTACAACCTGTGCTAACAGTTTCAAGTATATCCTCAGGTCTTATGATAAGACTTTTATACAAAAAATGTCCAATTAATACAGCCAATGAAGGTCCCTTTGTTACATATGTTTTATCATCAATACCATATGAAATAATATATTCCCATCTAGTTGGTACTGGTATTTGATTATAATTTCTTGGACGTATTACATATTCAAAACAATGTTTATTTACTGTAGTATTATAATTAGATTTTTTTCTATAAAATATTTCATACACATCCTTTGTAAACATATTTGAAGTACATATAAATCTACTAGATTGACCCGTGGTAGGAAATTCTTCAATTGTTAGTTCATCTGGAAAGGCTTGATCACTTGCACTATCTGCTCTATTTGCAGGTAGTTTTATCATACATAATAATGGAGTACCTTTTACTTGTAATTGTAACCATTTAAAAAACCTATCACGTAATTGCTCATTTGTTAAGCCATGGTCTTTTGGTAACGGTGCAACTTCTTTTCTGTAATATACGTAAATTTTATTAAATATTTTCCCTAAAGGTCCTATTCCTGCATCATAACCAAAGTAAATCTGTTTTTTAAATGTAGGTTTATTAAATAATATTTTACATGCATTTAGATAGGATTGTATTGCGTTTTTACATATAATAGGCGTTGTAATTTCTATATCTAATACATTTATTAGCTTACGAGATTTCTCAAATTTAGCTAATGTATGCTCTTCAATTGTACCAGAAGATGTACTTAATGCTTCTGTGCAAATTTTTGTTATAGTACTTGGATCTGTATTTTTTGGAGAAAGTAGTTGGTTTGAATTATCAATAATGTTATTTTTTCCTAATGCACGTGCAATATGATATACAGTACCAAAATCAATTAATTCTATCATATATGGCCATATATCTCCGCATGCACTATATTTTTTATAATTGCTACGTGGTTTACCTACATCATGCCATGTATCGGCTGCATCACGATATAATTGAATTATCTTATCTTGAGCTGGAGTTATTGGCGTTGATGGTTGTGCACTTTTGGGTTTAGGACTTTTAGTACTTTTGGGTTTAGTACTTTTGGGTTTAGTACTTTTGGGTTTAGTACTTTTAGCTTTTTTAGATCCATATGATATTGGACCCGATTTCTTGGGCATTCTATTTAATAGTATCTAATTTGTATAAATTATGTCTAGTTATGTATCAATCATATATAACGTAAGCTATCGGATAGCTTTAGCTATCCGATAATGTCCTGTTATCACATAAATGTGATAACGTAAGCTATCGGATAGTTTTAGCTATCCGATAATGTCTTATACACCATATGTTGCAACGCCAAAATGCTCGTATGCCCTTTACAATAAGAGATCCACGCATGAATCAAAAATTTGTGAATGAAAACATTATCCGTAATACTATCATTTCCAAAGAGCGTATTAATCATCTGGAACGATTCCAAGATATCTTCATACGTATATCCTCGTTTCCAAATATATAACAGACTCTTAACCGAAGCCACATAATCATTTGCTGACATTGCATTTAGAAGCGGAATGAAATCCACATAGAATGACATATAACAGAGCGCTTTCACTCGTTCCAGTGTAATCTCCTCATTCAGTGTCTCATGAATATCCTTGATCAATTTAAGAAGACGGATCAAATCACTCGTATTATTCCCAGAAATATGATTCACCCAGTTCCACATTTCCATTGTAATCTTTTCATGCGGTAATTTCACATACGTAAGAAAGAGTGGCATAGTCAGAAGCGTATCTAGACGATTCATTTTGATATGAATGCATCGTGATCGTAATGCAGGAATCAAATCCTCTTCGCTTGTTCCAATAAATAAGAATCGTGTAATATGCGAATAGGATTCCATTGGACGTCGTAGAGCCTGTTGTGAAATATGGGGAAATGTATCCACATCATCAATAATTACCCAACGATACAAATGATCGCCCACTGACTTCTGACGAATAAATAAACTGACTTGACCACGAATAGTCTGAATCCCACGATCTTGATCAGGTCCGAGCAAAATACAATTATCAATGGATTCTACACCCCATAAATGTGGAGTGGGTCTGTCTTTTAGTCTAGCATAGAACTGTAAGAGTTCGCGCATAAATGTTGTCTTACCGCATCCTGGCTGACCTGTAATAAACATATGACTTGGTGTTGTAAATTGATGAACACATTCGGCCCAGACAGATTCTTGACCGACTAGCGATGTTGTACCTTGTGACATTCCTTGCGAAGTCGTACCTTGTGACATTCCTTGCGAAGTCGTACTGAGCGAGGTCATTCCTTGCGAAGTCGTACTGAGCGAGGTCATTCCTTAGATTAAATCATATATCGTACTTTAGATTTGGTACGTAACTTAAAAGATGACATGCAATACATATCAATGTCTAACAAATCCTTGTACGACGTACTCGGTATTTCTAAACAAAGTAGTCAAACGGATATTAGAAAGGCCTATCTCAAATTAGCTCGTGTTCATCATCCAGACAAAGGTGGCGATCCTGAAAAATTCAAAGAGATTACTCATGCAAGTGATATTCTAACTGATGAAAAACGTCGCAGATTATATGATGACACGGGACTTACTGATGAAAATGCAATGAATATGCCTGGATTTCATGGCTTTCCTCCAGGATTTCCTCAAGGACCTGCTGGCCCTGGAGGGCCTTTTCCATTTGAATTCAATATGAATGATCTATTCGGTAATATGTTTAACGGGCAACGAAATACAGTTCGTAAAGGACGAAAACCTCCGCCCATTCAACAGAATATTGGTATTACATTGGAACAATTCTATCTAGGACATCAATTTGAGATTCACATCAATCGTCAGAGTTTCTGTCGTGAATGCAGTCACACTGGTGCAAAGACCAAAGAAATCTGTAAGAAATGTGGCGGTCAAGGTAGCATTTCTCAAGTCACTCAGATGGGTCCTTTTGCCATGCATACAAAGGGACCGTGTCTGGATTGTCAAGGAAAGGGTGAACGTGTCATAGAAGCATGCAAACCATGCAATGGATCTGGATTTACGAATGAACAGAAAAATCTAAGTGTAAAAGTAGCTCCTGGTACGCCTTTTAACGATATTATTTCATTTCCCGAAGTATGTTCTGATAATGTAGATTTTGAACAAGCAGGTGATGTGAATATTACATTGCAAGCAGATGTAAATGATGTTGCTTGTAAGACATTTAAACGACTTAATCCACAAGATCTGGAGACAACTGTTGTTCTCTCTTTATCTGAAAGCTTGATGGGATGTGTGCTACAGATTGACCATCATCCAGGATACGATCAAGGACTCTTTATTCATCTACCTCCGTCATTTCATGGAGATATGTATTGTCTCAAAGGATTTGGTATGCCCATTATGGGATCTATTGGTAAGTATGGTGAATTGTATATTCGTGTAGAGGTTGTGGTACAACCTGTGGAACGAAAATTGTATTTGAGTAAGGGTCGTGAACAGCTTATTGGACAATTTCAAGATAAAATTCGTCCGATGAAGTGTGAAGTGGATGAGGTTCAGATGGAGGCTGAACTTGTTTGAACTTGTTAAGAACTTGTTTGAACTTGTTAAGAACTTGTTAAGTTCTTACATGCCCTGACGCATCATAGCATCATCAAATTCAACTGCACTCTTCCATTCAGGATTTAATCCAGCACGAGAGTATCCATCAGCATCCAGCAACATCCCCTTAGAAGGGAAAGGTGCATAACCCATACCACCACGGCTTCTACGAGTACGTCTATTACGTCTTAGCTTTGACTTCTTTGAACGCTTACCGCCCTTAGACTTCTTAGAACGTTTAGAACGCTTAGAACGCTTAGAACGCTTTGAGCGTCTACGACCACCATCATGCAATCCAGCAATATCAGCATAGGCCTTATCAAGTCCTGCCAAATGAGCCGATGCACGCAGGGACGGGTCTAACATAGAGCCATCAATGGCTGACATAGGTGCTTGACCACCATGCTGACCTTGATGATATTTAAAAAAGTCAGCTCCTTGTCCTAATGACATACGGGAAGCCCAATCATTGGACAAAGAATAGTTAGTAGGCGCACCTACTGCATTGGATCCGCCACGCTTGCGATGTCTACGTTTTCGTGTGTCTCTTTTCCGGGCTCTGGCCATTTCTATAGTATCTTTACATTTTATGTACCCGGATTCAAAGAAAATAAATTCAGTATCTAGAATAGAAAATGAACCAAAAAAAACAATGGTCTGATCGCATCTCAAATGCAGTCCTCTGTAATTTCTTTTATATCTTTTTTGTTATCTTTTCTATCTTTGCCGCATTATCCCTTCTTGGTGGCATCTATATGTTTACCATGAGTAACAAAATGACTTTCCCCATGCTTTTTACGGGCATCTTTAACATTATTATGACATTTGGTATCTCGGGTACGAGTGCTCTCTTCCTGTATTTGATCTGTGACCGTGCATTGAAACCGCAATATGATGGCTACCAGAGCAATGAGTTTAAAGACATGGGTGAAGGATTTGCTGAAGATGGATTCGCTGAAGATGGATTCGCTGATGAGGGATACAGTGAGCCCTTTGCCGATCACGATAAAGAGAAAAAATAAATTTATTAAATTTATTAAACATATGTCGGCATACACCTTATATGCCTTAGGTCGGCATATGCCTTAGGTCGGCATATAAGGCATACGCCTTAGAGATTATCATATGCCTCTTGAAGCGAAGCCAAATTAACTTTACGTTTCTGGATATTTCCACCAACGATATATACGGAATTCTCCGTAACAACAATAAAATCTTCACCAACTTTGTATAGTTTTTTAATGAGGGACGTAAATTCCTCTTTAGATTTAACAAGAATACGTTCTTTAGTTTCACCGTCTTCTCCCAAGAATGCTGATCCTTTACATGAATCACGGTAGTAATCCAACATAATAGCGCGATCTTCATTGATTGCCAATTTAGCTGCTTGCATCATTGTTTGAGGGCTGGGCATTACATCAGCTCCGCTGGGTTTAGCAGAAGCTGCTGAAGCTACAGAAGCATTTACAGTGGCAGATTGAACCGGAGCGCTCATCTTTTAGATCTGCCAATAAAACATAAATCCTTTCATATCATTTAACGCAAGGGGGCTTTTTGTATGCGTTTAATTTATTCCGTATTTGGTTCACCGAAGGTATGCCAAATATGGACTTTAGTCTGTATTTGGTTCACTGAAGGCACTGCCAAATATGGACTTTAGTCTGTATTTGGTTCACCGAAGGCTGGCTAACACTAGTCAGTGTTGGGTTCATAAAAGATCTCATGATGTTTATCAAAGATCTTATTCAAGAAATCATATGCCACATGAATCTGTTCAATTTGTCTGGCACCCGTCACAATAATTCGTCCTGTTCTGAAAATACTAATCGTAATCCGTTTGCATTGCCCATCACCTTCTCCGTTTCCTTGTCCTTTACAGAAATTGGTACAGCAACATACTCCATTTTTATTATTTGAATTGTAGAAGAATTTAGTATTAATTCCTTGATAGATTGTTTTCTCAAGCATACTGAATAAATTATATTCTGTAATCAAGATCTGATGAAGAGATTCTTGATTAATGAATTTGTCAATCTTATAATCGGTGTTGATCAGTTGCGTAGATAAACGCTCAATGTTTGGTTGATCTGTAAACGGTGATTGTGGTAGGGTTTTGATTAAGCGAAGAAGCCATTCAATGGTTTCAAGGGCAAATTCTTCAGACATCACCCCTGTCATTTGAATTCCACCGTTGGCAAAGAGTTTGATATTAACTTGTTTAAAGGATGTCTCTGACATCTGACCCAAGGAAGCAGGATCCAGACTAGGAACCTTCTTCCTCACAATAATTGTAGACTGATTAAAGAATGATTTAGATGTCATTTTCCGATTTGTAAAGATATCCTTATGACTGTATCCCATTACCAACTTTTTGTGCTCAAATTTCAAAATCCCTTCTATAGGGAGCCAAATGGGAATCAAATGAGGGCGAACCATTTCAAATAAGAGATCCAAATGAATCGGTGTTCCCCAATGCGCAGTAATCACCATTGTTGAAATTCGTAACGGTGTCTTTTCATAGGTATTTTCATACACATTTTCATCATCGGAATATTCTGCTGCCATGGTTTGAGGAACTTTGTTAACTTTGTTAGCTAATATCTTATGAAAAACGAGCGTCAAATTTTTCTTTAAATTCCATAATTAATTTTACAAGTTGTTCTTCCATCTTATCAAAGAGCAATGTATTATCCGATAATAACTGATAAATCATATTTATACGATTCATAAAAGCCTCATCCATAATGTCAAACATATCCACCAATAAGAGAAGTTCTGTAATAATCACCTGATAATCAATGGAATCATCCCTGATAAGGTCAGTAATTTCAGTTGGATGACAGTGAATATATTTCCAGATACGTAACTCTATCTCTTGTTTCTTTGCATACTGACGAAGATCTCCCCTTGTAATTGCTGTAAAAATATCTACAATTTCATTGTTTCTGTTTGGAGGATCATAACGGATTTTAAGAAGACGCTGTCGTAACTTCGTATGAATTCGGCTCTGTGAATTACAGATAAGAATTACACAGATATCTTTCGGATCTGTATTGAGAACTGTCTGTAATGAGAGTTGCGCTGCTTCAGTTAATGTTTCACATTCATCTAAGATGAGAAATCGCGGCGCTGTTTCTGTATCTGTTCGCCAATCTACATGCAAGAAAGGAAAGACTTTCTGGCGAATGGATTCTAGACTCCGTTCATCTGCCGCATTCATAGAAATACACATGAGAGATTTACGATTCCCCCAGATTTGATCTACGAGCCATTTAGCGCTCGTTGTCTTTCCAGATCCAGGCGGACCAAATAAAAGCATGTGTTGGAGTGTCTGGGGATTCTTGAGAAACATGGAGAAACATTTTCTCACACGTTCGCACCAGAAGGAGATGTTGATGGACATCTTTGTATTATAAATGATTGAGGGGTTTATATGCACGCTGTATGCATCTAGATAAGAATACGATCAATTTTGGGTGCAAACGGAACTCCATTGATCGGAATGCCTGAATAGACAAATAAATTTCCGTAGAAGAGGGTGGGCTGAATATTGTTATGGTATTGATCATTACCGTTGGAGGCAATTTGATGACGATGAGTTGGATCAGTAATATTATGAGTATGTCCCGCATCAGATACATTTGCAAAACCAGTTCCTGTAGTTTGATTTACATTAACATTATCTGCAACATCAGTTGTTGTTAGACTTACTGCAGGACTTACAGAATTAGGTTGATTAACATAACTATGTGTATGTCCCGCATCAGATACCTGTGCAAATCCTGTTTGCGTTACAGTAATACCTGTTAAATCAGAACTTGTAAATCCAGCGGCAGTTGTATTTGCACCAGGTGATCCTGCACTATTATTATGATTGTGCGAAGGCATCTCGGAAACAGTCAATTTGTGATCCAATTCACCCACCTTGTCACCTGCAACATAGGTGCGTGTACGCGAATTAGCATCTGTTACTGTGCCAACTGAACCCAATACGCGTCCTTGAGGATCGGGTAGATTAAATGTATTACCAGATCCACCAAATGTATATCCAATCACTTGAAAGAGTAGGTTATATTGTGTTGTGTCAAGAGCACGTCCATCACATTTTAACCATCCAATATGATCTACTGAAATAAATGTAGTTTTCGTATCACCTGTTGTAGGTTTGGTGCGAATTGTATTAGCAGAAGATACACGTAGGGTTGACGTCATTTCTACTATAAGCTTTTTATTAACAAAGTTCTAAAAAGCCTGCCAAAAACTTTGTTATAGGCTTTTTAAAGAACTTGTTAAGAACTTATTAAGAACTTGTTAAGAACTTGCCAAAAACTTTGTTAACACCTTAAAAGCCTAATAAAGTTTTAACCATATTTTTGGTAGGCTTTTTAGAACTTTGTTAACAAAAAGCCTGCTTAAATAAAAACAACCATATGATATTAAATGAGCGGACGTGGACGCGGTCGCAAAAAACGAACTGAAGATGAACCCGTTAAAATAGGTAAGAAGAAATTCCCCATCGTAGCCGTAGTAACTCCTGATGGAATTGATGGTAATCTGCTACAGAAAGAACAGCGACCTCTGATTATTCATCTACCCATTCACAGTCGCGATGTGATGAGCCATGATATGCCCATCATGTATGATCCAACTCCTCCTGTTGAGACCGTACCTTATGATAGTTATGCAAGTAATCCTTTTTTTGATGACGTAGAACAGATTGTTACAGAAGCTCCTGTAGAAGTGAAAAATACAGTACACAAAGAAGTGAAAGCTGAAGAAATAGATTATTATAATTTGAAAGGAACTATGCTTGTACAATTCAAAGCTTCATCAGAAATCAAACAGATTCCATTAAAATCCGATGCAGCGTGCTTCTGGTGCTGTCATTCATTTACTCGTCGTCCTGTTATTCTTCCTATTCGTGATACAGGTGAATACATTGAAGTGATGGGTAATTTCTGTTCTCCTGAATGTGCTGCGGCATATCTGTTTGATATCCGTCAAGACTCTCATACGCGATGGGAACAACTATCATTGTTGTATCGGATCTATGGATCATGTTGCAATGGAAATATTCATCCTGCTCCTTCACGTATGACACTTCGTCTATTTGGAGGTAGTCTATCCATTGAAGAATACAGAACGTTATTGCAGTCACAGAAAATACTCATTGATGTTCATCTACCACCGATGGTTTCTATCTTGGCTACGATGGATACTAAACCCATTGATTTCTATGACTCTTCATTGACAAAGAATGTACTAGATACAGTTAATGAACGATTGCAGAAAGCTGATGAAGGATTGAGGTTGCGCAGAACGAAACCGTTGAAGGCATGGGAAAGCACATTGGACGCGTGTATTAATTTTAGGATTAAATAGTCTTAGGCTTTTTAAGAACTTGTTAAGAACTTGTTAAGAACTTGTTAAGAACTTGTTAAGAACTTGTTAAGAACTTATTAAAAATTATAAATAATATATAAAAAATTGAAACAACTTTTTATATAATATAAAGTAAGCCAACTCTCTTATACATAATGCTCAAGACTGTCAATGCGATGCAATCTTACTTGCAAAAGCTGGATAAGCTTTTGCATGAAGATCCCACAGATCAAGTAAAACAAGAGGTAAAAGAACATGTGATTCAGAAGGATTCTGATACGATTACCTTAGGGTATCTTAACTATGAAATGGCACCCACCATTGCAAAGTTGCAATCCATTCAAACAAATGTAGATTATCAGCACACCATGCTCTGTCAAATATCAATGCAATTAGAGAATCTCTCAGATCGTCTTTGTATCATGGAAACATTTACGGAAACGTTTATGACCCAACGTCATTCAGAATCAGCATTATCTCACAAAAATACACCAGTACAAATACAAGAAATTCAGGATCAATTGGATAAAACAGTAGAAACGCAGGGGCAATTACACATATATCACGAAGAATCCGTTCAGTTTGATGACGCATCTCTTCAATCCAGTGGATCAATCTTACAGAATCATGTTCTTACAGATTTAAACTCTGTTGAAGTTAAACATGTCATCTTTGATCAAGATGTAAAAGAACCAATGGAACTTATTCAGGTTGAAAAAGTTCAAGAGGTTATCCAAGAAGAAGTTGTCCAAGAGGAAGAGGAAGAAGTTCTTCAAGAGGAAGAGGAAGAAGTTCTTCAAGAAGAAGAGGAAGAGGTTGTCCAAAAAGAAGAGGAAGAGGTTGTCCAAGAAGAAGAGCCTGTTCAAGAAGAAGAAGAGGTTGTCCAAGAAGAAGAGGAAGAGGTTGTTCAAGAAGAAGAGCCTGTTCAAGAGGAAGAAGAGGAAGAGCCTGTTCAAGAGAAAGAGGTTGTCCAAGAGGTTGTCCAAGAGGTTGTCCAAGAGGAAGAGGAAGAAGAGGTTGTCCAAGAGGAAGAGGTTGTCCAAGAGGAAGAAGAGGAAGAAGAGGAAGGTCTTTCACTTGAGGAAATTAAATACAATGGTGAAACATACTATAAAGATGCAGACAGTTTCATCTACAAAGAAGTCAATGGAGAGATTGATGATACCGCCATTGGATACTGGAAAGAGAAAACAGGTACGATTGCCTTTTATAAAAATAAGAAATAAATCTAAAGATATAAACCTAATTATAGTACAGAATGGGAAATTTACGAAGTATTATCATTTTAGATAAAATAAAAACATGTTATATCAATACTTCAACATATACATCTTATTTTTTATCATCTATGGTTGATTATTGGTATGATCGCCATAATAAATGGGTCTTTATTCCCAACTATACATGTCCGATCCCTTTACAGCATATTAAAAATGACATACATAGTGACTGGGTATATCATTCTAGTATGAATACTCTTAAATCTACTAATAAAAATGCAAAAACAATCTATAAAGTAAACTGGCTTTCTGCACATATTTCTATTACTACACTGACTACAAGCAATGAGTTCAATATTGATGATTTTTTGTCTGATTTTATGATATGCAGTGACTTAGATCATACTATAATTGGTGTTCCTAAGATTTCTTATCTGTTTATTTCATGGTGTATTTATACTAAGCAATGGTTTCCGTCTGATGCAGAAGTTGTCTTTCATATTATTGATTCAAATGGATTTGAAAGAGAATTACAAGTTCATGAACATAGTTATATAGATATTGTTCCAAGGCTTTTTTAACAAAAAAGCCTGCCAAAAAACTTCATTAGGCTTTTTAAGAACTTGTTAAAAAGTGCGACAAAACTGCCTTATTATATTTTTAGAAACTTTGTTAAAACCTCATAAAAAATTGAAACAGATTTCAACCATAGTTTAAAGAAAACAACACTAAGAATAACGTATTATGGCGGCCTCTAACGAGCTGACCATTCAAACTCCTATTCCCACTGGTTCTTGGACGCTGTACTTCCATGCAGCAGAGGAGACCAAATGGACACTCAATACATTCATCAAAATCGGTACAATGACTACATGGAATCATTTCTGGGCGATTATGGATGCACTCAACATTGACTCTTTCTCTGATGGAATGTTCTTTATGATGCGTGATCCTTCCCCTCCCCTATGGGAAAGTCATTATCATATTCGTGGTGGATGTTATTCCTTCCGTTGCCACAAGAAAAATGCAGCGAGTATCTTTGTGGATTACGTTATTGCTTCTATGATCAATTGTGCATCCACTAATCCTGAGAATTATATCAATGGACTCTCTATCAGTCCGAAGCGTGGCTTCAATATCATCAAAGTATGGAATGGAGATTCACAGAAACACAATCGTGTGAATGAGATCAATACAGAATTAAATTCTGTTCAGGCTGCGGATATCATTTATACACCGTTTGTGCAGAAGAAGATGTATTAGGCTTTTTTAAAAAAAAAGCCTGCCAAAAAATTTAAAAATTAAAAAAAGTTCGGCAAAACCAGTCTGCGACGCTAAAATATTCTTTCTAACCCTAAATATAATATAATCTTATTAGAACCTACTAAAATTATATTTCTTGTTATACAATATGAAAACAAGAAAACAAAAAAAGCGATCTCGTTCAACAAAACGTTTTTTATACAATCCTAATGATCCAAAGAAATCATTTGATGTATATATTGATAAAAATCCAAAAGATACCATTCATATTAAATACACAACACTAGAAGACGTTACAAATACCATTCATAAACTTGAAAAACTCTACAAATCTAAACAGTATCCACATAAACGAATATGGCAAGTAGCCATGATTATGAAAGTTCGTTTAGAAGTATTACGAGAGAAAAAGCCAAAACAGTATGCATTATCAAAAAAATATTTAGATTTCTTACATAAACGAACAGCATTGGATCAAACTCGCTATAAAACTATATTTAAGTATTAAGTTGTCCAAAGGTAAAATATAACAAGACTATACATTATTCTTGTTATATTTATTATATTTTTTAGCTCTATTTCCCATTTCTCGGCACATCCGACTTCTGTTTCTGCGGAGCCAGAACAAGTCGCACTTCACCCAGATTCGCCACCATATATCTGAGAACCAACGGATAATCATTCTTCAAATGAATCTGAGTACTCGTACACAGATTCGTACACTTTGTAAACAGAACCAGATACTTCAGCTCAAATACTCCTTGCACAATATCATTTGTATTTCGTTCCACTTCAATCTCCCTTTGATTATTTGACATAATGACCGTCTCACCATCCACAAAATCCCCCATGCATCTGAAGATCAAGTCCGAATTGGAACTCGTAATCTCCAGCTTCTCCGCCAATGCATTGAAATCGCGACAGATCTTCTGAAAATCCAGTGACGGCATATGAATGATAGACGTAAATGAAATATTAGGAAACTCAATGTTCTCCACATTCGTATCAAATAGTTTCATCATCCATGTATTGGTTGTTCCCTTATCCGCATTCTCTGCACGGATCCCCAGCTTATTCGGATTGTTAGCAGGAAGAAACAGAGTAAGACTGTCTGTATTATTCAGTGTTTTAATGAGTTTGAACAAGTAAATCATATTGATTCCAAGGATGTATTTGGCAGGGCAATAGAAATACTCAAAACGATCTGCATGCAAACGGAGATATGTTAACACAGTATGGGTTTCATCTACATCAATCACTTTAATACCTGTACTGTCAAATTCCAGGTTGGCTTCGGTTAAGATTTCTTTAAGCGCTTCAATCAAGGTGCGAAAGGCTGCGGACTGAACAGTACGGATCTCAAACAGATTTCCATTTGCATTGGGTTGTGCTTTATCTGATTTTGGTTGATCGGCTTTTGCCTGGTCGCCTTTTAAGGCTTGGTCGCCTTTTGGTTGGTCGCCTTTAGAGGCTTGGTCCGAGTTGAGACTCATTAATGTGTAATTGACGGTGTGGCTTTAGATTACTATGCGTATAATGTAATGGACGTATCCGGTTGCATCCGGATACGTCTGTTATGGTATTTAAACGCAGTAGGCTTTTAAGGAACTTGTTAAACTATTTAACAAATTTTTGGCAGGCTTTTGTTGGAACTTGTTAAAAAAGCCTAATACGGATTTTTATTTGAACATCTCGCAAACCACTTCTTCCCTTTTGCCGTCTTTCTGGCTTTACGTACCAAATCCGAATCAGTTGTATAATGTGTCTTACCACATACTAATAATGAATGAACCCGTGCATATCCCCATTGTTGTTCTGTAGCTCCTGGACGATGACCTGTTCGCCATGCAGCCATTCCACGATTATATGATTCTTTGATCAAGTTAAGTGGAACTCCTGTCGCTTCTGACTTCTGTTTCAGTGACTTCGCATCAGGAAACAGTTTGTACCAATCTTTTGTATAATGGGATGATTTTGTTTTCACTCCTTGATCTGTCTTAAATCCCTTGTATGCTGTCTTGTTTTTCCAGGACTTCTTTCCAAACTTGATAATCTCTTTGAGACGCTGGGCTTTTTTAGTTTTTGATAGACCTCTGTAGTATTTGAGCGGGTAGTATACCATTACTTTCTAGATAGACTTTTTCCTAAAAAGTCTTTTTAGAACTTTTTGCCAGACTTTTTCCTAAAAAGTCTTTTTAGAACTTTTTGCCAGACTTTTTCCTAAAAAGTCTTTTAGTTGGACGATTCATTAATTTCCAAGCAGACAGACCAGCAAGTGGTGCAATATATTTAGAACATCCTAATACAAATGGCTCCATAATGGAGGGAAAGAATCCGCCTTTTGTTCTAGTACGTCTACTGCGTCTTTTACGTGTACTACGTTTACCGCCAATCGCAGGACGCACCACATTACCAGAAATACGCATATTACAACCAGGATCGGCAGATGGATGATCTGCATTCACATCAAAATATCGTAATGGCAATGGACCGCCTCCCTTATGTTTTTTAGTATAAGACATCTAATGATATACAATAAAAATTGAAGATGCATTTTATTATAATTTAAGCAACCCGTTTGACTATTACCTAATGGCTGCTTCTGCTACTGCTACTACTACGTCAAGTGCTGCATCAGCGCCCACTCGTGTCTACAAGAAGCATACGCATCATCAGCACATTCTGGAACTCCCTGACACCTACGTAGGAAGCACCAAGACGAATGAAGAAACGCGTTGGATTTACGACGGAGCCACGAACAAAATGGTCTACAAAAAACTCAACTACAATCCTGGTCTCTATAAAATCTTTGATGAGATTGTGGTCAATGCTCGGGATGAGTTTGTTCGCAGCACCATGACGGCGGGGATGACCCCCATTAAACACATTGATATTTCGGTAGATTCCAAGGAGGGTGATACGATTATCTCAGTAGAGAATGATGGCGATGGGATTCCTATTGAGATGAATTCAGATGGGGTGATGATCCCTGAGATGATTTTCGGTCAACTTTTGACTTCAAGTAACTACGATAAGACGGAAGAAAAGATCGTCGGGGGGAAGAATGGTTACGGGAGCAAAGCCGTAAATATTTTGAGTAAATTATTCGTAGTTGACATTAAAACTCCTGCGTCTCAGAAGCAGTATTCTCAGAGCTGGTACAATAATATGTTCCAAGTTGAGAAACCTATTATTAAAAAATCAACATCTAAAACGGGTTATGTAAAGATTACATTCATTCCTGACAAGACCCGATTCCAAGGAGCATTTGATGAAAATGGCGCCATTACTGACATGATATCAGCTTTCCAGACGCGTACCGTTGAACTCGCTGCGCTCGTCGGCAAAGAAGTCAAAGTGACCTGGAATGGCATTCTCATCGGATCCAACACCTTTGAAAAATACATCAAATTATTCCTCCGTGACGGCATGACAGGATTTGCCTACGAACAGTGCGGACCTCGCTGGGAAGTCGGTGCCATCTTGGCATCACATTTGTATTCAGATGAAGAAGAACTCGCTGAAGACAAACATATCTCCTTTGTCAACGGCATCAATACAAAGAAAGGTGGCAAGCATGTGGAAACTGTCACACGAAAAGTCCTCACCGATTTCTGTGAGCTCGCCAAGAAAAAGAAAGTGGATATCAAACCTGGACAACTCAAGAATGCAGTGGTTT